AATTTTCTCTTAGGCTCGATTGCGCTATTATTCCAAAATGCCATTTTAAAAGGTCTCCTTAATCTCTAATTTTAAATAGTCGCTAAGATTATTAATCATCGAAAGATGCTCCACTATCAGTGATCACAAAGTCGATAGCAATAAACTCAATTGCTCTTGCTGGTTTGACAAAGATCTTAGCGTAAAGAATGTTTCTATCGATAAGATCTGGCGTTGTTGTCGACTCGTCCAGAATGACCTTATAGTCGGTCAGTCCTAAACCAGACTTTACTCCACCCAAGAATCTCTCGGCTTGGCCACGGAATTTGTTCCAAGTAATTTGAACGTTTTGGTCAAATAGGAGCGTAGCCGCAATTCTTGAGATTTCACGTTTCAGGAAGATGGTTAGTCTTCGAACGTTAATCCTGTCAAGGGCAGAAGGCGTTGTTTGAAGCGTCTTCTGACCGAAGATGACAATACCCTCCGCTGGGAAGCTTGCGATGGGATTAATATTATTTTCATACAGTTTGTCGCGCTCTTTTGAAGTGAGGCGTTGGCGTACTCCAATTACGGGAAGACCGCCAGCGTTATTGGCTGAAAGTCCACCGCGAGTAAACCCTGCGGGAGCGAACCAAAGCTCAGAAACTGCCTCAGAGTACGAAAGTGCTCCGATGGCTGCGATTGAGGCTGGTGCCCACAAAGTAGCTCCATTCATGTTGTCGCGAATTTGTACCCAAGGATAATAAGCAGCGCCGTAGCTTGAATTTAGTTTCAAGTTTTGTTGCATATTATCGACGGTACTATCTACAGTGCCGATTCGTTCTTCAATTGTATCGGTTCCCTCTGTATTCGGAACAAACCCACCTTGAGGATCAATAATTGCCAAGGCATCTCCACGACTCTCGGCCATTCTAACAAGTTTGCTATTAAGGCTGTTGTTAGTAATACCGGGAGCAGCAACCAAGTTAAATTCAGTTCTTTCGGAATCTCGAAGTGCATCGATTGCCACGTTGAGTGAATTATAAGCATAGTTACCTGTTTCTGATTTGCCGTCCAGCAAAGTATTGCGGAAAGGCTCGCGCTCTGTAATGTCCAAAGCATCGAAACCACCGTGCAAGCAGGTTGTAAATCTATCAAAACCAGCTTCTAATACATTTTCGTAAGAAGCTGTGGCTGAGTTAGTTGGCACATTCGTGCCGCCTGCGGAAGCTTCGTGATTGTTATAGGCCAATGAATAATTTCGAGCGTAGACATCATAAACTGCGTTGGTTGAGTAGCCGCCTGAATAGTCCGCCGCATCTCCCGCAGCGATAGAGGAAGAAACATTTGCGTTTCTAACGTTGTCAAGCGAGAATACCCAAGAATTCTCTGTGGTCTCGTTATCGGCAACATGAGAAGCAATAGTATCAGGCTTTGCTCGAAGAACGTCAAGAGTGCTCTTGTCAAACTCATTAGAATTATAAGTTGTGTCTGCGCCGAAGAAGGCATCTGTCGGGTCAATAACAAAACCTTCCGAGCTTGAGATTCTCAAACGAAGTTCGGGGAATGTGGTTTTAGTGGCGAGGGCCGACATAAGCGAACCTGTGTAAGCAACATTCTTATCGTTAGCTGTGTCAGCAGTACCCGCATAAGCCAAACCTTTAGTTACAAATGTTCCGGTTGAGGCAATCGCGCCGCCGCCGTTATAAGTAAGCAAAGTGCCACTTGGCGAGGACTGGTAGCCAATATACTGGGGAGGCCCAAAGACGCCGAATGGGAGCAGGACGGGATTAGTGACCGCATCGCTTACATCAGCAGCGACCTCAACTCTAATGTAATCAGAATTGTTGGGGAAATCACCGTACTCTTTATATTTTTTAGAATCGTAATCCCAAGTTTCATACTTGTCACCAAGCTTCTTGGCAACATAATTGTCGGAGGCCGGATTTAGGTTACAGTTGTTGAATTGCTCAATATAAACAGGAGCAGCGTCTGTATCCTTGATGTCGCGAAGGGCAACTGTAAAACTTCCGTATTCGCTTGTGGGATCGCTTGACTTGCGAAGGTCTTTGATCGAAATCTTAACCTTTCTTTGTACGTCTTCGCGAGTTAGTCGACCAACGAGGCGGAAAAGCTTGGTCATGTTCGCAGGGTCGTAACTACTGTAATTCGTTGACAAATCTTGCGAGATAAACCAACCAGTTTTTGCCAAAGCGCCTTGTCCATTGGACATCTTACCATAACTGAACTTGAAGTCGCCGCCGACTGCTGTTGTGTTGTCGGGTGTGTTCAAGGGCGCAATCCAGCCGTAAACGTTGCTTTTGCTGGTTTGCGTGAGTTGGTCATTGACGTAACCCTCGTATGTTTCACCAAGGAAATAGCTTTCAGTGTTTTCAACAATTGTGTCGTTGGTAAGCGTTGGGTTAGTATTAAATCTCTTACGAATATAACGAGGAGAGTTAATATTAAAGTCAAAGGAAGTTTCCTCTACAATGGTAGAGCCGTTATTTGTGATGACGGCTTTAAATGTCTTATTGTGGTCTACTGGGCGCATCATCATACCGGCGCTGGCTGTACTTTTTGTTACTCCATGGCTTCCAAGGGTTGTACCAGACAAAGCAATCGTTCCTTGGTCAAGATACCAAACAGCAGCAAGGGTTCCAGAGCCAATAAAACTACCCGTAAAAGAACTTGAGACATTATTGGCAACAAGTATAGAATCAGTTGCGCCTGTAAGTTGCATTGTGCCGGATGGATCACCGAGTTGGGCTTCACCAGAAGAACTAAGAGTTATAGAAGAATCTACGAAAGGACAGGTGATTGTCACTAATCCAGAAAAACTTCCAGAAGTGGCGGTCGCTGTAAATCCGTGCGCTGGGGAATTTGGAGAACTGGTGGTGAGTGTTCCACTGTTGATCGCATTGGCAATGTTAGTGGCAATGTTATAATTAGTAACGCCGCCGATTGCTGCCGAACCAGTAAAAAAGCCAAGTTTTGAAGCGCCGGAGTGGTCTTTGGCCGCCGAGCCGGTAATGACGACGAGTGAGCCGGTTCCAGAGATGCCGCCGCTTAAAGCAATTGAATTTGTAGCGTCGCTGAGTTCCATTACTCCGCTCATTGCAATTTGAGTGGTCATCGTCAAATTGCCATGCTCGGCCACGAAAAGGCCAAAAGCGCCGCCGTTTGATGTGGCGGTTGTGCTTGGTGTTGTATTATCTGTTTTCCAGCCAGCGTAAGCTGATTCGCCGGTTGCGTCTTTGTTGGTATCGCCAACAAGTCGTATGATTGTTACGGGAGCGTTATTTCTCAGATATGCTTGGGCCGCATATGCAGCGTAAGTTGGGGCTGTGTAGTTACCATCACGAAAAACATCACCACCTTGTCCACCGGGAATCGGTTTGCCGAAAACCTCAACAAACTGCTCAAATGAGTTGATTTGAGTCGGTTTTAGGGCTGGGCCTCTTTCGAATCTACCGATGAGGGCAGGGCCGATATCTCCTGGTAGTCCAGGCATCTGAGATCTATCAATTTCGTTGATAAAAACTCCAGGTGAAATAAATTTAAATTTTCGTGAAGACATGAAATAATTCTCCTTACAGGTTTCTCAAAATCATATGTAATGTCTTAATAAATAGTTTTGTTTTCGTCAAAGTGCTTTATCAATCTCGGTAAAAGCCACTGGAAGGGTCAAAGTCTTGGATGTCCCCACTAATAACGCGCTCGCGAGGTATTTTGACCTTGACTGCGTTTTCTCTTTTGATTACTTTGGGGCGAATCTGGTTATTGTTCTCGCCCATTAAATATCCTACGACATTAAAGTTGATTGTGGTGGTATAAATGCGCTCGCTGTCTGCAAACGAAGCGACATTGTTTGTTTGGCCAAAAGCGGAGTCCATGAAAGATTCGTATCGGTGGCCATTGTTAGAAATAACGAATCCCTTAGAATAGCCGCCAATTGTTACAAAGGGCGTGACCATCTCATTAATTTGCTGTATATAGTTGCTTTTTAGCGTAATGACATACTTCATATTGACCGTTGTTGGTCGAGGCAGATAATAGCTAACTAAAACAATTTCTTTGTTGTCTTCCTTGTTCGGGAAATAAGCTTGTCCGTCAGGAGTGCGACGTACACCGTTTATGTCTTTAGTATTGTTTGCTACCGCAAAGTTGTTTGTCTTGTCGCGTACAATTTTCTTATTGATCTGAACATAACCGCCATGGATTGGATCTACAAAAAGAGAAGAGGGGCCAACGAATGTGCTTGATTTTGTTCCAGGCTTTTCTAGGGATGTTCTTTCTATACTAATAAGCGGGAAGCGCAAAGTACCGTCGTTATCGCGGGTATCAACTGCTCTTTCCTCTTTTACTAAGAAGGCACGTTCGGCTGTGGCGAACATCACAGGAACCTTTTTGAAGCCACTGTTTTGAGTTGCAAAGATATTGAGGCTCTCGTCTACAAACTTGAACATGGCCGTATCAATATTTTCCAGCGTTGAGGGTTCTATTTCAAGATTGCTCAATAGTTCATCGGCATTTTCTATGCCTGTATAATCATCACTTGCCATTGAATAGTCCCTCTCTTGCTTTAATACACTTGGCTTGGATCTCCACAAAGTGTTCTTCGTGGCCAAACATTGGGTTGAGTTCAGTTAAAGTTAAAATTTCGAAAAACGAGTCAGAATACTGAACGAAGTCGCCTTCTCTGACGAAGACATTTTGGTCCTCCGTTAATCGTCGTCGGTGGAAGTTAACTATAAGATTTGGTCGACGATCTACACCAAAGTTTGTAACTTCTGTGGTATAGCCGCCCCACTGTACCAGGGCATAAATACGAATTGGGTTTAAATATGTCTTTTCGATGGCCTCTCCATAAATCGGATGGAAGTCGGTATGAACGGTGCTAATGGGATAGTACATAATGGCTTGGCCGATGACTCGCTCGATAAGCTCATCATTGACCTGTTTTACTAGATCACGCTCTTTCTCTCCTAAGAATAGAGGAGGGGGCGGCTGATCTGGTTGCGACCATTTGTTTTTTTTGTCTGACATATCTCATATTACCCCGTATAAATCAAATTTGGAATCTTTACTTGAAGCTTGTTGACCGCATCAGCCACTTCAGCATCAGCAGCAGCAATCTTAGCGTATGTAAGTTCATCGAAGACCTTTTTAAGCTCTTCTCTCAGTTTCTCTTGTTCTGTAGCCGCTTGTGTAAGCAGCGCTGGGCCATTTAAGGTTACACTCGTGTTAGGAATCGGTATTGTGGTGAATTTAGACCTAATGTTGCCCAGCATCTCTTTACAGAGAGCCAAACCGAATCTTCTAATCCACTGTTTTCCGATAGAATTGATCTTTTGATAAGGAATGTTTTCAAACGGAAGCGTATTAATATTGTTAACGCCGTCTGTACCCGTATTCATACCGTCATCTGCCCAAGGAGTCTTAGAATCCACATAAAACTGAATCCAGAACTTCTTGGGACCAACAATAGTAATCTTTGGATAGATCCTTATCTTGTTATTTTTTACCTCGTATGAATAGTGGCTATTTCTTGTATAAATGGCATCCTCAAAAGCCATTGCCTGAGCTTTATTTTCCCAAGTGGGAACAAGCTGAAATGTGGAACTGTCTGAGAACTGGCCATAGCTAGATAAGTTGCCCACTACGTTCAAGCCGCCATAATAACCATAGAACCTCCACATAGCCTGTGGAGTCTTGTAATAAACTTTGGTTATATTGATTCGGTTGTCTCCTACCTTGCCGTAATAAGGCAAACTGGAGGTATTGGCTGCCGAAGAGGAAACAATGGCTTGTAGATCGTAATCTTGCTCTCCTTCGCGAACATCGAAACTTGCTGAATATATCTGTGTTGTCCCTCCGAAACCTGCTTCTGTGGAAAGTCCATGAGCCATTCTTCTGGCGTAGGTAAACATATATTTTGGAAATTTTAATGCGATGTCCGAACCGGAGAGGTTTTGACCAGCTTGCAATTGTCCGTCTTCGTTGAACGAGCCAGTTTCTGCTCCAAAAAGGTCAGTTAGACTATTTTTGGCTTGGTGCAGGTTGAGAAGATAAGAATACTCCAGGCAGGACTCTTGATAAGCTGAATAGACCTGTTCTTTGGTAAGCTCAATATCTAATACGTCGCCGCCCAGTTTTTTATAGGTATATGCGACTTGATCAGACGCTCCTGACAAGAAGTAGTTATCCTCAGTATAAACAGAGAAGGGGAAGGCTGCGTCTTCGGCTTCGCTTGGTAAACTCGCTGAAGGGAGTATTACAGCGCTTGTCTTAGAAGCAGGTCTCAGTGTAGGTAAAGCCATATATTAAATCTCCTCTCAATAATTAGTCGAAAACAAAATCAAATGGCTTTTCAATATTATTTGGTTGATTTCTTTTTAATGCCCTTTTGGTATGCTGGCTTGGGGACGGCCTTTTCGCTTGTTTTGGTCTTCGGGGGCGCTTTTAAAGTGGGCGCCTGTATAACCTCTTCTTCTACGACAGGTTCTGCGACAGGTTCTGCGACAGGTTCTGCGACAGGTTCTGCGACAGGTTCTGCGACAGGTTCTTCGGTTACGTCTGTAGTTTTAGGTGATGCTGGGTGAGCTTTGTATTTTGCTCCGAACTTTTGCGGATTCGCAATTAATCTTCTTTTCTTTCCCATGATTGATTCTCCTTGAGTGATGTTATAAATAGTGCTTTAAATTCAAAATCTCAAAAAATGGGGCCGCGCTATTTCTGGCCAATGTGGCTTTTTGGGGTTAAATGGTTATTTAGAAAAAGAAAGTCAGACTTTCGCTGCCTAGTTGATGCCTGATATTTCTGAGAGGATTAGTTGGGCACCGTCATCAGCTTCAACATGATGCTTCTTAACAGATATTTTGTCTGTTCCCAAGTTTGGTAGCTTAAACATCACTTCGAGAAGTAATGCTTCTAAAATAGAACGTAAGCCGCGTGCGCCGCATTCAAGTTTGATAGCTTTGTTTGCTATGGCTCTGAGAGAAGCTGGACTAAAGTCAATCTTAATGTCATCTATTTTAAACAATTTTTGGTATTGTTTGATGATGGCGTCTCTAGGTGTCTTTAATATATCCACTAACATGTCTTCGCTAAGTTCGGTGAGTGTAGTGATTATTGGGATTCTACCGATAAGCTCTGGAATCAGACCAAAAGCTTCTAGATCAGTGGTTACAACTTTGGCTAGAACATCGCCGGTCGAAGGTTCCTCATCTCTTGTTTTCACTACTGCTCCAAACCCAAGAGTTTTAACGTTGCTTTGCTTTCTTTCTCTTTCGGAGATGATATCTGCTAACTCGACAAAAGCGCCGCCGCAAATAAATAAAATATTCTTAGTGTCGATGGGTGTGCCTTCTTTACCCTTTACTTTGGGTGGGGCGTCTACTACTGTACCTTCGAGTATCTTTAAGAGCGCTTGTTGCACACCTTCTCCGCTAACGTCACGAGCAGTTCCGCCACGCGAGACCTTTGAGGCAATCTTATCCATTTCGTCGATATATATGATGCCCTTTTGCGCTCGCTGGATACTGTTTCCTGCGGCATCTAAGAGTCTAGCAAGAGCAACTTCCACATCCTCTCCAATATAACCTGCCTCTGTAAGACTTGTGGCGTCAACCGATGCGAAGGGGACTTCTAAGACCCTTGCAAGGGATTGAGCAAGCAAAGTTTTGCCTGTACCCGTTGGGCCAATCAGCAATACATTACTTTTCTTAATCTCCACATCATCAGTGTCTTCCACGCTCATTATTCGCTTGAAGTGGTTATATACCGCCACTGATAGGACTTTTTTAGCTCGCTCTTGCCCTACAACCGTTTCATCTAGTTTTGCTTTAATTTCTGTTGGGGATAAAAGGTTATAATCTTCTTCAGCAGGTTCAAGAACTTTTGCGATTCGCCCCTCTTTGGCTGCTGATTTGGCAATAATTTCGTGACAAAGTATTATGCACTCATCGCAAATATTGGCAAGCACCGAAAGGCCAGTTATAATCTTTTTTACTTCGTCGCTGGTTTTTCCACAAAAAGAGCAACTAATATAAGAACGTCTATCCACCAAATCACTCATAAATCACCCTCCTGGATCTCACGACAGCAATGTTGTATAACACTTGTCGGTCTCTATAAATAAGTAGTCGTCAACAATGTTCAGAAATATAGTATTTTGAGGTTAAAAGGTTTTAAGAAAGCACCTCGCCCCAAATGGGGCGAGGAACTCAATGTTATTAATCTTGATCAATTTAATCCGTGAAAGTAGCAATGCTTGCTGGATTCGCGTGTGTGGTGATCAGGTTGGCCTGAGTGGTCCAAAACCCTGCCTCGTTACAAGTAACCGTAACAGTATCGCCTGCGTCTCCACCAGAAGTGGCGCCGGTTTTATGCATAAAGACCTTATTCAATCCAGAAGCCTTGAGGACGACCTGGACCAGAAACTGATCGGCTGTAGTACTGAGTACAACCGCTTTGCCATAAAACTTATCGGCGGTTTGCGACAGTATGTGGTGATTGGCAGCGGCTCCTGCGATCAACATGAAGGTATAGTTTAGACCAACCTCTGCGTCTGGAAGCGTGATATCATGCGCTGAACCGTGTGTCCAGTGGATAAGCGCTCCCGAATCGTTAGCAGTTAAAGTTTTTGCTGCGCTAACAGCCAACAACTGCCTTTTTAGAAATTTCAATTGATTTTTATTTTCATTGATTAGGCTTTTAATTCTAGCCCAACCTACTCTTTTTGTTCCCATAGTATTATCCCTCCCTTGGAATTACCATTTTAATCATGTCATTAAAACATGGGTAGGATAAGTAGTCTATAGGATAGTTTTCAATACAGCGCTTTTAAATTAGACAAAAGAAAAGCCCTGGCTCAATTAAGGGCCAGGGCTTATCACGATTGGTTACAATCAGTTAGCTAAAATTAGCTAGTCGCACCTGCTTCACCGAGCATACCGCGAACAATGACAAGACCGTACATATCGGGTCGAACCATCTTCTTGGCATAACGGGTCATGACACCCTTACGAGGCACGAAGTCTTCCACACCAAAGATGGTGGGAGTAACTTGCAGTGGAACATAAGGAGAGTAAACATAACCACTCTCAAGGAAGCTGCTTCCTTTACGACCTACGAGAACAAGATTTCGTGGGAAGTAAGGATCAACATAGACGTCGTAACGCTTACTCAAAGAACCAACTTGTTGGGTTCCAGCAGTACCTTTGCTATCGTCGTGAGTGACGTTAGCGCGGAATCCGCTTGTGAACTCAAGAATGTTGGCAACCTCCGGGGAAGTTACAACAAAGTTGGCGCCGCCTCTCAGAGTCTTACGATGGATCTGAGCGGACACATCATTGATGGTCTCGCCAAGAGTCTCGTACCACTCAGAAACAGTACCAGTAAAGTCAGGAGCAGCAGACGCTGCACCTTTCTCATTACCAGTCTTCTTATCTACAAACAAACCGGGGGAACGTGACCAGTAGTAAGTAGCGCCTGTAGAACCTTTAACAAGGTCTGTGAGGATCTCGCGATCAATTTCAAGAGCAATTTGCTCAGAAAGGATCGAAGTAAGCTCAACCTCGGCATCCAAGTTATGGTATGCGTTGAGGTCTTGACCAAGTTCTGGAGTCCACTTTGCTTTGAGCTTTTTAGTCATTGCGGTGACTGACACCGAATCGACCTTCAAGTTAATCTCGGGGATGTTTGACGTGTCTTCCAAGCCCCAGTCATCTTGACCAACAACAGCGCCGATAGCATTGCCACTTGACGCTTTACCGGCAGCACCAAAGTTATCAACAATTGCGAAGCTTGCTGTGGTTTGAGGGCCTTTAAGTACTTCAGCACAAACATTAGCGGATACACCGTCAGCAGCAACAACAACCAAGACATCAGCACTACCGCGATCTGCGGAAGCACCGATTGAAGAACTAAATTGTGTCAAACGACGAAGGTGATGCACCGAAGAACTATTCGAAATCTTCAAAGCTGTGAGGTCATCGAAATTCATTCCAGTTCCATTAGTAGCACCAGTAAGGTGACTTTTTGGAATAGTACCAATAGCAAAGTTAGTAGTACCAGACGTAAACGCAGGATCATACTGTAGAAGGCTATAAACTTTATCCAAGTGAGCCTGTGTGATACCAGATTGGTTAATGCCGCCGTCAAATGTAGCATCTTTATCTGCTCCATAAGAACCAGAATAAAGAATGGTCAAATGAGTTGACGTGTGTGACGCTGAAGGTGAGGAATAACCATTAGTTAGGTTATAAAATTGACCGGCGTTTGTTCCAACATCGCCAGTTAAATCGACACCACCAGTAACCGCCTGACCAACAACATCGCCACCGTAAAGTGACTTGCCAGCGCCGGGTCCAAGACCATCACGTTGGAACGTGAAATCAAGGAAGAAGATGAGACCACTGGGTAGACTCATCGGTTGAACACTAACGAGATCGTTAGCGATCAAAGAACCAAAAACGCGGCGAACGATGGGGAATGCAACGGATGCAAAACCTTCAACGTCACCACTGCTCATGGCAGTAGCAGCTTCGCGAAGAAGCTCTTTGGCTTGGTTTTCAAGCAATCGAGCCATAGTCGTGCGACTATGATCGGCTTCCAAACCCTCAAGAAGACCTGTTTTCTCCCATTTATTTAGTAGAGCAGCGCCTTCCTTACTCATATCGCGTGAAACGATACCTTCTGTAAGTTTTTGTAAAATGGACATTTTATTAACTCCTTTTTGTAATGTTTATTTAATTATTTAAGTCCAGCGAGAGCTTTCATTCTCTCGGCAAAAGGATCATTATCCTTTCTTTTCTCCTCTTTACGAGGAAGGAATGCTGAAGAGCTACGAGTGACTACTTCGTTCAGTGATTCTGGAACTTTATGCCGATTGGCAGTTCCCACTGTACTTTGAAGAGTTTCAAAGATTACCTTTGCTTCTTCAACTGAATTGGTATTTTGTATAGCTTCAACAATTCTATCCTTTTGCCGCTCATTCAGGGAGACACTATCTAAAATACGATTTTGATATAGTAACTTAGCATTTAGCAAATTACTTTCATTAAGCTCGTTTTTAAGCTTATTAATGATTGTGCCATACTTATCAACTTTTTTCTCTAATCGCTGGGCTTTGCCATTGAGTCTTTTTTGTTCTTTGATAAGGTTTTTGTTCTTTCTTTTGTTCTCGAAATGGACTTCTCCTTCAAGATCGCCACTAGCGGACCGGCAATCCTTTGCGCTATGGGCAAAAGAGCCATCTGGGCATTTGTAATTCTTTGGTTCAGAATCGACTTCCGCCTCAAACAAATCTATTTCTTCATAGAGATCGTCATCTTCAAACATAGGCTTTGCTGTAGCGGCAGCGGCAGCGGCCCGACGGCGTTTTTGTTCGGCGCGCCACCTAATCTCGTCCACTTCAGCCTGTGTCACCTTCTCGGCGCTTCTTTGGAATTCACCGGCCCAGCCCTCAATCGCTCCCTCGGGACCGAAATCATAGGCGGGAGTGCGGCTCTCGTCTTCTTCTTCGTACAAACCGCCGTCTCCGTCGTCGTCTTCATCTATCAATTCAACGCCTTCTTGGGCCAATGCTGAATCGTAAATGTCTTCGTCGATAGTGAGTTCTTCGTCAAAAAGATTGAACTCTTCAGAAACAACGTCAAAGTCTTCATCAAGAGGATCGCCTTCTTCGAGGTCAATAACCTCTAGTACGTCATCTTCTTCAAGGACGTCATCTTCAAAAAGCGGATTTCCTTCAAAAAGAATTTCTTCGGCTGCGGAAAATAAGTTTTCTTCTAGCTTGGTAAGGTTCAGATCAACATAATCTTTTTCGTTAGTGGTTTGTAGGAAAGGGAGTTGCTCAAGAATTGAAGTTACGTCGGCTGATGTTTCGCTTTCTTCTACGCCGCCTTCTCCTGTATCGCCTTCCATACCGCCCATTTCTGCCATAGGATCTCCGCCGCCTTCAGCGCCCATTCCGGCTAATTCTGCCATGGGATCTTCCTGCTCAAGAATTTTATCAACAGTATCTTTTATCTCTTTTTGATATCTCTCTATAATGGCCTCTTGCGCGTTCTGCTGCGCGGCCTCTTTCAATTCTTTTGCATCGATAATGGCTTGTTCTAACATTGAAGACATAAATTAGCTCCTTTCGCTATGACTAATTAGTTTAAAGTAACCATAAATACCATTTTTTATTAGGGTTCTTTATAGGTGTTCCGTTGACGATGAAGTTTTTCGATCACTTTTCTTCTTCTTCGCCTTTCTTTTCTGCGCTTATCGGAGGGTTTTTCATAATAACGATTTTCTAAGACCCTTTCTATAATGCGCTCTTTTTTTACTTTTTTGTTGAAGCGCCTGATGAGTCTATCGAGAGTTTCGTCTCTAAACTTTGGTCTGACTTCTGCTCTCACTGCTCTAGACATATAAGCTCCTAAATCATATCCTTCCAGCTTCTTCCTGAGACGGCCATAATGCCACTCAGATCTACTCCAGCGTCATTTGGATCTACGCCTGCGAGTGCGCCGCCTTGTCCCTGCGAATCAGGAGCGCCAGCTTGAGAAATCGGTTCGGTTCCTTCGAAAATGTCTGCTCCGAAGCCTGTGGCGTTCAGCATTTTTCGCTTTTGTTCTTTTAGTCTCCGCTGTTTTTCTTCGAGGATCTGTAGTCGCTGGGTGTCAAGTTCTCGGTTATCAACAACTTTCTTCTCCACAATGACGTTGGAGTTTAGTCCTCTTACCACTTCCGAAATAACGTTGGAAAGGAGACCGCCTTCAAGAAGGACGTCTTTTATACATTCCTCTACAATAGGTTTTAAAACTCTCTTAAGATCTGATTTTTTCATAGATTATCCTAGTTTAATAGCGTTAAGGGCGCGATTGATACGGTCACCTCTTGTAAAGTGCCCGTTGACAATGCCTTGACTCTCGTTCATTTTGATGCTAATCGTTCCAGGCTCCAGCATATAAGCGCCAGGAGCAGATGGTTCGGAAACTGCGTCAAAACAAATCAATTGTAGGTCTGGTTGGACAACTTGAACAGAATCGCCAGAGTCATCTTTTCCTTCTTTGAGAGAGCCTAACGCTCTTGAGGAAAAACCAAACTTTACTCCGCTATCGTAAAGTCCACGCAATATTTTGCCAGAGGGCGTTTGTAGCACTTTAATGGTTCCGATGACGTCATCACCGTCCCACCAAATTCTTGTGACCATATGAGATGCGTTCTTCAAATTGATGACTGAATCATCAGGATGGTCGCATTCGCCAAGTGCTCTATTATCTTTAACAAGTTTCTGGTAATTTTCGATTTCTCGTCTTAGGACGTCGAGGGGATAGGTTCTTCCGTTGCCATTTTTCGCGTCAGCTTGTTGAAGCTTTGCTGGAAACACAAGAAAGCCTTCAGTGACCATTCTTTTCTCAGATTCATTCAATAAATCTTGACAGCCACGGTCATCACATTTTAATTCAAAAAACTCTCTCAGTAAAACTTGACTCATTGTCATTCCTTGATTGCGGTCTCACTCCGCATGATATAAGATCCGCTACAACAGCGTCGAACTGGTTGAAGCTTCCATTTTTTAAAGAACATTTTGATCACCTTCTTTTTTATGATAGACTTTGAAACCAAAGTCGTTTACCAAGACACTTATAAGATAACTTGTGCCTGAGCCTAAGCATCCTAAAATAAGTAAATTGGCTAAATTATACTCAAATGTAAATAGTTCTGTGTATTTATTTATACAAAACAAAAAGATAGAAACCCAAAAGCCCATACACATAGGGCAATGAAATAACTTGCCAAAACCATTAAGCCATGTTCTCTCGGGGCGAATCTTGTTGAATATTGGTCCACAAACGAGAATTTGTGTAAGGCCATACGCAGCTAAAATAAAATAAACTAATTCCATTTTTACTTGTTTACTTTTTCCTGGAACATACCAAAGGCGTTGTTGCCGCTGCCGCCAGTGGGAGAACTGCCATAATAGTTCGTTCCCTTGTGGGGGTCGTGGGGAACTTTACCAAGTTCTGTGGTTTCGTCGTCTGGCGGCTTCGTGAGTTCTTTTTCATAAGAATCCTGATAGTCGTCTACAATATCACCAAAGTGTAATTCATCTTTTAGAAACTTGGTGATCAAATAAATGGCAATATGAGTGGGATCAACCGCTGGTTGACTTACTTTGTCGGCCAACATTGTTCCCTGTAACGAACCAAAAACGTTTGAGGATCGAACAGAGCCGTGTTTACAAATTCCCTTTCTTGTGAGGAAGTCAAACAGGCGAGACTGGAGGGCATAAATGTGATCCGCATATTCTTTTTTGGGAAACGTGAGGACACGATTTTCGTCAGGTGAAATCATGATATCGATATCTGGATGGTCAAGAATAACAATATCTCCAGCGATATTCTTCTTGGCTTTTAGTCGTAGTTTGGCATCTATAGGATCATCAATTTTAATTTTAATCATTGGTGGAGATCTCTTTTATTAATTGTTGAATCTGTGTGATCTTATATATAAATGTCTCATTTAGGGGACTTTTACTACTGCTCTTAAGAAACTCAAGAACTTTGCCATATTTTTCTTTCATACTAACGTCTTTTAGAACTTCTTTGTCTTTGGAATTGATTTCTAGTGTTTCAATTAGTCTGCCAATTTCGCGATCTAAGTAAATTTTAAATTCGAGGCCGTCATCTGAAAACGATTTAATATATTTATTGAGAAGATCCTTCTGTTCCGATAAAAGAGTTTTGCTGTAGGTTTTGTTGAACCTCTTCACAAATGTATTAATAACTGAATTGTTTATTTTTACTTCTTTCACGGGTTTGGAAGAATCTTCAGAAATCATATTGTTAATGATCTGTTCTTCTAGCAAAACTTTAGCCGTTGGCTTGAGTTCATCATTAAAAAGTTGACCGATACTTGCCAGAAACTTATAAGATGGAACAAAATTAGAAAAAACTGATTTTGAAATCTTTTTGTTAATCTGGGAGATGACATGGCTTTGCTCTTTGAACAATTCTCTCTTGTCAATCCCAAACCTGCTTGAGAGAGTTTCCTTAAGTAATTTTGAAGCAAACCTTTCGTTTACATTCTTAGTCTCGGCAAGTGTCTTATATAATACAAGATCTTTATAGAGGACGCTTCTCTTGTTGAAGTGTTTTTTCAATAAGGAGACCGCTATATCTCGCTTGTCCTTGCTTTCGTTGATCGTTTGCTTGATAACTTCTCTAATCAAAGCCTCGTAAATAAAACCAGTATTTCTTTTTTTGTTATGTTTATTCATCTTCTAATTGCTCCAGGTCATCAAACAATTTTTTAACGCTTTCATTGACTTCAAAGAGTTTGCGCTCTTCATCTTCATAATTAGTATTTTTATTCTCAAAGATTCCTTTATTGAGACCTAATAATTCTGCGGCGTCTGATGAGAGGTGGTTAAAGACTTGTCTTTTTGGCAATCTTGCCATTTCATGTGAGGCTTCGGCCTTCCAGCTTCTTCTTCTAGCTCCGCGAGGTCTGTCATCACCTTTCTTGGGGGAATAAGCCTTTCCTTTTGATCTTCTAGTGATCGTGTCTCCAGTCTTGGCATCGCGCCATTTTTGTGGATAGCCGTCGTCACGCTTACCAGGAGGGGTTCCCTCGGCGGGAGGAGCGGCTATCATGCCTTCGGGGGAACCGGCTTCTTCGGGTGCGCCTTCTGCTCCGCCTTCATCTGGTGCGCTTTCTAAGTCCATCTCACCTCCCATATCAGCGCCCATATCTCCGCCCATATCTCCGCCCATATCTCCGCCGAGGTCACCCATACCTCCGCCTCCGCCACCGGCCATTCCGCCTTCGGGTGCGGCTCCAGCGTTTTCAAGCTCTTGAGCAACTTGTTTGTCGTAGAAAAGCTCTCGTTGGTTGCGAATATATTCTTCGTCAGAAAGCTCAAAGATATTTTCTGCGATCCATCGTTTGCTAAGGAAGCCTTCAGGAACTGAAGTCATCACATCAAACTTAGTTTTCCAGTGTTCCAGTTCTTGCATTTCCGCAATCTTTGATGGGTTGTTGAGTTTAAGCTGGAATTTCAAAAGATCTTCTCCTCTAAATCCCAGAACATATAAATGGACAGCGGCAATCTTTTCGAGTTCTGCGAGAACGCATCTTTGTAGTCTGTCGATTGTTCTGGCAAAACGAATGTCTTTTTGAGCTAGGGTTCCTTTCTCTTCGGCACCTTCGCCATAAGTTAAATAAGCTTGGGGAATCTTTAAGCCAGAGAACATCTTGTCTCTTAGGTATTTTACGTCGTCGATATCGCCTGTATAGGAGCCGCCGTTAAGATTTTCAATTTTAGTTTGGACGCCGCCACGGATAGGTACATAATAATCTTCTTCAATTGACATTGGGTTGTATCGCAAGTCGACTTGGCCGCTTGCTGGGTCAATAACTTGATTTCTCTTCATTGAAGTCATGAATCGTTGCATAAACTGCTCGACTTCAGTGGGAGGGATGTTTCCAACATCAACATAAAATACTTTTCTTTCTGGAGAACGCACAATGCGGTAGGCCATCATTGCATCTTCAAGCAAAGTAAGCTGTCTCCAAATGCGGCGAACCGGATCCAGAACAGACGTTCCGTAAGGGGCAAATTTGTCGTTGCCTAAGATTCTAAAGTGGGCGCACTGCCAGTTTTCGAAAGTAATACCGGCACTATTCCACTGAAATTGTACATAATTTGGATTTTGTTTGTCCTCGCCTTCAATTCTTTCTACTTCACGAGAGGGGAGGCCAATGACTTGTTTGATCCCGAGCTTTTCGTCGATGTCCAGGTACAAGTAAAAGTCGCCATACTTACACATCGTTCTCGCCCAACCAAATAAGTTGTAATTAATGTTCAAAACTTGATTAAAAAGGATTTTCAAGATGCCTTTGATTTCTTCGTTGGAGGATTTGACCGTTAACATGGTGTTGTAGACGTTAAAAGTGGTCATTTCATCAGAATAAATGTCCAAAGCAGAGGCGATCTCTGGCGTGAATTCCATTTGGTCAAAGTCGTTATATCTTTGAAGGCGGCTTTGGGTTTGCATCGCAAAACTGGAAAAGTTGTTGTAGGGATTATAGTCGTATCTTTCAAACTTCTGCCCCATAACATCTTTGAAGGTATTGGCATACTTGTCCATCCTTCTTCGTCTAAGCTGACGAGTGCTTTGGGAGCGATAGTTAATGATTGGGCCTGAAAATAACCTTGTTAATCTTTTAAACAGGGCTGATTCAGAGTTCTTGGTGTTTTTAGCTTGATCGGCCATTTTTTATCCTTTTATAATCCATAAGTTTTCTTTGATTTTTTGTTGTTCGTCAAAGGCTCTTTCTACCATCGTTGATTTTTGCATACCTGGAATCTTTGTACTCAACTGAGTGTCTGATTTAATAATTGAATTCATAAATGCCTTTTTGTACTCAATTTCTTTTTTGTTTTCTATGATAGCAGTATCTCTAACCCAACAACCAATGGAAGCTGCCATAACTAAATCATCATTGTAGTTACGCTGTGCTTCGGGGCGACCATTTCTCCAGATGAACGTGTCTAGTTCGCTCGCTAATCTCGTAGAATAAATAGTTAATACTTTATTTCTAATAAATTCTTCGAACTTAGCGATAATCAAAGGTCGAGTTTTTTGTGACGTGGTGAACCCTGGAATAACTGAGGAATCTCCTTGCGCTGCGTATTGTTCTACATAGCTATGAGTTCCTTTCCTGGAGAAGTAGATATTTTTGTATTCCTTCTCGATTAGTTTATCTAGAACATGAAAGCCAACAGAGTTGTTTTCAACAACAAGCATTGCTCCATTATATTCATTGCCAGTGGTGTACAGTATTTCTGAGAATAGATCAGGAGTTGGCTTGCCTTTGTACTCGCAAACGATTTCCATCGTTTCAAGATTAAAAACGTGGAAGGTGCTTGAGTCCATTCCGTCGCCTCTGGCTACATCTGCTACAAGCAAATAAGTGTTGCTGTCTGAAGGTTCTTTCCAAATCCAAGTGTTTCTATCAAAGCCGACTCTATATTTTGGTTCCATAACGGTGGCTTTGATTCTCACAATGTCGTCTGGATGGATTACGGTGTCACCTGAAGTATTAAAGTTACATTCATACTCTTGGGCGATCTGTCTCTGGCTCATATTTTTTGTTTCAGTGTCGAACCATTCTTTATCTCTTTCTGGGTGTTGATCCCAGAATAGTCTCACTGGGTAGAATTCATTGTCTGCTGCTTCTGCATTAACGTATGTTTCGTGGAACCAGTCACCAACACCATTTGGCGTAGAAATGGCGATGCAACGTCCACCAGTTGAGATTGTGGGGTAGAGGCCGGTCCAGAGGTCTTCAAGGCCCTCAATGTGTGCCGCCTCGTCTATAACGAGCAACGAAAGAGCCTCTGAACGTCCAGCGTCACCTGAAGTTGAAGAAGCTTTCACTTGACTTCCATTGGTTAGCTCGATACTGTTCTTGTTGTCGACAGCAAAATCAGAGATTCTTAGCCATTCTGGGAGATGTTTTAAAATAGTTTTGACTTTTTTGACCATGTTGGCTGCTGTGGCAAGCTTTGTGGCCACTATGAGAACGTTTTTGTCCCTATGGAAGAGACAGAGCCAAGCAACGTAAGCTGCTGTAATCGTTGAGATTCCAAGCTGCCTTGCCTTGAGTACTACAATAAAGCGATGCAGGTCAAGGTTTTCAACCAGTTCACTTTGAAAATCATATGTTTTAAACGGAATCAGGCCCTTGCCAGGGTGGGGAATTTTCGCATAAGTGTTAATAAAATAAACGGGCTTTTTGCCACACTTAACAATCTCTTTGATTATCTGTTCTTTGGTTAATTCGTAGGCCATTAATCATTTTTTTTAGTAACGTTTTTAGGCTTTTTATCACTCTTAAGATCAAGAAACTTCTTAAAGTCTTTATCAAGACGATCTTCAGAGGGATCTCCAACCGGCATAACATCTTTCAAACTACCAACTGTGTAAGTTTTCTGGCACTCAACCCAAGTACGAAGCTTGGACATATTTTGCATTAGAATGTTACAAGGGCCATCTGCCTTGAGATCTACAGTTTTGCCTGTGATCTTCTTGTATTCCTTCTTAAGAAACTTAACAATATCAGCATAAGTTTGTTCGATTTCTTGGTCAAGTTTTGTGTTGTGTACGTCTTTAAGCGGTAGCTCAGACTGATAGGAAACAATCAGTTTGGGACCACTAAAACGGACCTTAAATCCATCAATGACTCGGGAATCGTTGAGGGCACAACCCTCTTCTCGTTTGAGGCCGACGGGCTTATCTTCTCCATCGACAACAAATCTTTTATCATGTGAACCATCGTAGGCATTTGCTGCCGCCTGATTAAGTCCTATTACAATATCATTTACAGTCATAGTCGCCATTTAATTTTGCTCCTTTTTAGGTCTCCAACCGTTTAACCATCTTTCTTCTCTATCTTCGATCCACTGAATGTAGCAATTAAAGCAGCATTCATATTTATTCATGTAGAGATCGTCTCTTATTTTAAAAGAATAAGTCTCACAAGTGGGACAAACTCTTTTAGTTTCTTTAGTAATTAGATTTTTAGGTAGTAAAAAACCATCTTTCTCAGTTTTCTCACTTTCTTCTTCTCTTTTTCTTTTGTTTTCATAAAACTCTTTTGATTGAATGAGATATTCTTCTTCTTTTTCATCGTCCCAAAGTGACTTCGGATTCAAGATAGTTTCAGTGCCAAACTTTTTAGCAATGGCTTTTTCTATAGCCGCTATTTTGTTGAGGTCTTTGCTCACTTTAGGCTTCAAAACTGATGGTTTCCCACTCGCCGTTCGCTACAATCTTTAAGAGGTGGGTATCCTCTTCATAAATCATAAGACCATTTATGGCAGAAGACGCAGTGGGTTTTGCGCCGCTGAGTACTCTCGGTAACATAAATCCTTGATCGCTAGAAGATAGTTCTAGGATTGCGTCATCGTTTGGTTCGGTTGTTCCAATGCCAACTTCACCAGTATCGTTGATCGCCATTTTTGGTGTTGCACTGGCATAGCGACCGTTGGTTGATGTTGAAAATACCATATTAACTGCGGAGGCAATATGAAGGTCGTTGTTGGATGGTGCCGTCGCATGGTAAATGGCAGAGTCAACGAAGCCGCCGTCTTGTCTGAAAATGATAATTGGGTTATCGCCTTCATTGTTGTTGTCCGTATCGGCTTCTAAAATAAGTGTAGCGTCAGTTGTTGCTGTGCTGATGTGTAGCAAGCCATCAGGAGAGTCTGTACCGATTCCGACTCTATCGTTGGATGCCGAAACATAAAGAGTACCAGCATCTATATCAACGGCGTCATCGCCGCTTCCTAAATCAATTTCGCCGTCAACTATTAAAGAACCAGTTATATTTGCGCTGCTGCCATATTCAGACATTGTGTCCTCCGGTAATGTATTATTATACCACAAGTTAATTAGGCTTTTAAAAAAAAAGGGAAGGGGTTTGACCCCCCTCCCAACAAACAATTAGACTAAAAAGTCAATTACTTGTCAAGCTTCTCTTGGAGAGCTTTAATTTGAACAGATTGTTCTTGAATTGCTTTGACGAGAACGGAAGTCAAGCGACCGTAATCTACACCAAGTAATCCATCATCATTACCATGAACAGCTTGAGGAATGACTTTCTTAAGATCTTGGGCTAAGAAGCCAAAGTCTTGAGAACCGTCTTTCTTCCAAGTAAAGTTAACAGCTTTGATAGAATTAACAGTCTTAAGTGCGTTGTTCATTTCAACAACATCAGTCTTAAGTCTTTCATCCGAATAAGTAACGAAAGCGGCTGCTCTGATTTTGTTCTTGGCGGAAGAGCCATCTTTAACATCAACAGCATAATCAGTAGCGGCGTCACCACCAAAACGAGCAGTTTCGGTTCCCGATTGATAAAGAATTAAAGAATTCAAATCAGGTTCGTAAGCAATGTTGTGATTAACCGAGCCAGTACCATTAAGGATAAAGTCAGCGGCGGCTTGTTGGCCATCATTGTGCTCGAATATACCTGAGCCATCATAAAAAGCCAACTCAGTGCCGGAATTATTTAAAATGGAAAAAGCAGTATCGGCGTTGTCGGTGCCCAATGTAAAGCTGAATCCGTCGCCGTCATCAGTACCTTGAGCATCAAAAGACATAAGGTTAGCAGCATTGAAAACAAGGTTAGCAGCAACATTTGCTGATTCGCCTTGACCTGCGGACAACGTAATATGATTTGCTCCAGTAGACTTAACGCTTTGGGCGCCAGCGCCTTGGACAACAAGTCGTGTAGCTGCGGAGTTAGTACCAATAGTAACAGCGTCGATAGCTCCACCATTGACATCAGCAGTACCAATGACAGTCGTTCCCGTGAACGTAACATTGCCATTGCTAAGAGTCATCAAGTCAGTATCAGCAGCACAACCAATGGTTAAACCATTATCGACAGTAAGAGAGCGACCAGAAAGCGTAGTAGAAGCAGACAGCGCAGTACCAACATTAACTGTACCGGCGACGGTAAGTGTGTTGGCAGCAAGAGTCATAAGATCAGTATCAGCAGCACAGCCAATTGTGCCCCCAGTATCAGCCGTAAAAGAACGACCTTTAACTGTAGTAGAAGCAGACATCGCAGTACTAGCGTTAACTGTACCGGCAACGGTAAGCGTGTTGGCAGCAAGAGTCAGCAAGTCGGTGTCAGCAGCACAACCAATAGTTAAGCCAGTATCAACAGTAATAGAACGAGCAGAAATGCCTTGCGAAGCAGACATCGTTGTGCCAGCAGTAACAAATGTTCCACCAGCAAAACTTCCACCAGAAACAGCACCAGAACCAGAAACTGTAGTAGCGTTAGCTGCTCCAGCAACGGTAAGCGTGTTAGCAGTAAGAGTCATAAGATCAGCATCTGCAACGATTCCAACGGTTCCGCCGTTGTCAATCATCAATCCCTGGCCAGCAACGCGGCCTGAGCCAGATACTGTAGTGGAATTGGTGGCACCTGCAATGGTAAGAGTGTTGGCAGTAAGAGTCAGAAGATCAGTATCAGCAGCGCAACCAATAGTTAAGCCAGTATCAACGGTAAGCGAACGAGCAGAAATGCCTTGCGAAGCAGACATCGTTGTGCCAGCAGTAACAGTTGTGCCGAAAGAACCTGTCCCACCAGAAACACCAGCAGAAGCAGAAAGCGAAGTAGCGTTAGCTGCTCCAGCAACGGTAAGAGTGTTGGCGGTAAGAGTCAGAAGATCAGTATCAGCAGCGAGGCCGATTGTACCGCCAGTGTCAACAACCAACTTCATACCAGAAAGCTGGCCTGAACCAGAAACTGTAGTGGAATTGGTGGCACCTGCGACGGTAAGAGTGTTGGCAGTGAGCGTCATAAGATCGGTGTCAGCAGCACAACCAATTGTGCCACCAGTATCAGCCGTAAAAGAACGACCAGAGACCGTAGTAGAACCAGAAACGCTGCCAAAAGTAGAAGCACCAGTAGAAGTGATTGCTCCGCAACCAATTGTACCAATAGTAGCAATATTTTTACTACCATCAAGTACGACGGCTTTACTTGCGGCGGCAGTACCAGCGACAACGCCATCAATAAAGCCAGCTTCATCTTCACTTATTGAAGTAGAGCCGATTGTAAGAGTAGCATCATGAACGGTAAGATCGGTACAAAAAATTGACGAGGCGCTCATAATAGAGGCTGTGAGTTGTTCAATTCCGTCGATGAATTTTTCAGCGTCAAGAACCAAAGCTTTACTAGCACCCGCTGTACCAATAGTGATACCATTAAGATAATCTAATTCAGCCTCAACGAGTACAACGTTGCCAATGGTAAGGCTTGTTTCGCCAGTTATTGAACCGGCAGTTTCAATCCCTGAATTAAAAAAGAATGTGGTTTCGGTGGCGGTCGAACCGGACAGCCAAAACGCACCACTCATTTCTGGTCCAGCGCCGGTATCGCCAGCAGAACCAGTGTAGTGTTGTAGGTCAACATAATCAGAGTATGAAGACACTTGTGAATAAACAGACATAGTATATTTCCCCCCATAGGAAATTCCTCTTTTATGAGGAATGTGTAGGGGTAATTAGTCTATGATTGGCTTTCAGTACTGCGTTTTAGTGAAATAATTTCAGATTTTAATTCATCTATTTGAAGTTGTTGAGCTTTTATTCCCTCAATTAAAATTGGTACGATTCGAGTGTAATCCATGCTAAGAGCTTTCTTTCCTTTCTCTTCCCACTCAACAATATTTGGAAGCTCTTTCCCTATTTCCTCTGCGATGAATCCGAAGTCTGAAGAATTATTTTCTTTCCAAGAGAAGGTTACACCTCTTACATTAGAAATGATCTGGAGAGGGTTCTGAATGGTCTCGACATTCTCTTTAAATCTAATTGAAGAGTAGGTCATGTATGCGTTTGCTTTGACTCTGCCAGCGGCTCCTGCTGTATCTGGCAATGTTATGGCGTGTGTTATATTGGCTCCTGTTGCGCCGATCCCTAAATAGCCTGTGGAGTCGTCGTAACTTAAATTAGAAGCTCCCCCAAAGGCGCCGCCATTATTATATTGTATTTGAGTATCGGAGCCAGCGACAGAAGTTCCAAGCTGGCTTATATTAACATATTTAACGTTATTGCTATCGTCTACGTCAGCAATTAATACAAGATCGCTGGTGCTGACTGTAATTCCTGTACCATCTGAGGCTGCTTTAATAAGGGAATCGTCACCACCGTAATCAATATTTAAAGTAACTGCACCTGAGTTGCCGCCGCCCGTTAGACCAGTGCCAGCAGTGACGGCACTGATATCACCAGTGGCCTCTTCCTGAAGATCTACGATTATCTCTTCAAGTTTTGCTCTACTATAATTTCCAATCCCCCGTGCCATCGCATAATTACCTCTCTATTGCGTACATGACAGCAAGAGTCAAACCGATACCGGCCAGAATCCCGCCTGTGGCCCAAAGAGTAGAATAGTCATTCGTATTCAAAGCGATAGAACTGAGTCTTTCTATCTCTTGGTCCTTAATCTTAATTATAGCGCCGTACCTATTTTCGAGAGATTCATATGAAACTTTTTGGGAATCAATTAGTGCTTGAAGTCGAGCTTTCTCTTTATTTACTTGGAAGTTGATCTTAAGTTCGCACTCTTTTTCGAAGTACGATTTTTCTGCCAAGACCTCTGCGGCTGCGACTGAATTGAAAAGGACTCCAGCAAAAGGGGCCTTCTCATTTTTTTTGATGCTGTGTACTTTTGGTCCTTCTTCTGGTGGTTCGGCCAAGACATAGCTTGGAAAGGCCAGCAAAAAGACCAGAAGGAAAGCGATTGTTTTATTCAACATTGTTAAACCCATATTTTTCAGCAATTAGTTTAGCTAACTCATCAGGATCATCATAATACTTTTCAATAAGATCTTTAACCTCTTTTTTCTTTGAGGCTTCAAGTTCTTTATTGTCTTTCTTATATTCTTCTTCTAATTTAGAAATCAACTCATTGTATTTCTTTGTGACTTCATCACGTTTTGCGATCTCCTCTTTGTGGGAGTCGTTGATTACCTTGATTTGACTTTCTAGACTTTCTTCTCGAATCTTAAGAATCTCATGTGCCCTGTCTTTTTTGCCAAAGATGAACCACAATACTAAAGTGTACAAGATTACAGCCGGAATATACCAATAGTGCCTTATCCAAGTCCATATTTTTTTAAGGGTGGCTTTAATTGTCAACATAGTAAACATTTTAGTAATCGCTGTCATCCATGAGCTTGGTCAATTCTTCCATGACTCCATCAATTGTAATTTCTGGCTCTCTGTCAAGCTGACTATGTTTTTCAACAGTTGACTTTTCTTCGTCGCTCCAGCCAAATCGAGCGGTCCTTGCTTCGATCTCCTCATCGGTGAAGGGAAGACTCCAATCATATCTATCAATTGATGCTTTGATTTCCCTATCATCCAACAGATTTTGGGCAATGTAAGAAACATTATCAAAATCAATAGAGCCATCACGGAGACGCTCCAAAAGTTCACTAGCGACAAGCGTTTCAAAATCCTGATGTGATTTTTCTTCATTGCCGTCGTCAAAGAACCTCAGAAAATCTTCTATGGGTAACTCGTACTCATATCTACCTTCATTAATTGCTTTTCTATATTCACTGTTTACCAGTCTTCTAAGTTCTTGTAAATTCATATTATGCTCCATGCCTCCAACGAGTTGCAATATCTGCCAAGCCTTGAATTCCGATGTAAGCAAGCGAAATTGCTACCCAATCGGATGAAGCAAGAGGCGTTGAGGGCATAAGCATAAAGACGGTTGCCGTCGCCCATACCATCAGCTTTCTTGACAATAATTTATTTAATCCTTTATCTACTACTTCTTTCATAAAAATTCTCCTTTTTATTCTGCTTTGTAAGGCGTGTTTCTTCCTCTTAATGTTGCCGGTCCCTTCACTCCACGAGAAAATGGAACCTGTTTTGGGTTGTTAAGAAAGCGAAACTTTTGATTAGCATTCATATTGGAATAGTGATTGTTTGTAAAATCTGTGCTGAATGGGAACTCTTCCTCATCAGTCTGATTCACCCAAGGATTCATATATTCAAAGCAGCCAATATCAAAGGTTCCTCCTGGTGGATTTCCCCACGGTCGCACAGTTCCAGTTATATCAACAACAATTCCATCATATGCCGTGCCAGCGTCTACTGCTACGCTGCTCGCCTGTATATCGTAATTTGGCGCGATTGTGACGCTGCCTCCTACCGCTGTACCATCAACAAATCCCAAACTAGCATATGTTGTGAAAGCGGAATTGGAACCTGTAGCGGCGTTCGCTGAATCAGCTTTATTTTTGAAGGCATGCCCAGGAACAGTTGCTAGATTATAATCTTGGTCATCTGACGCTATTCCATCCCCGGCTGTTGTCGAATAAACAATACAATTAATTACTTTTGATAACAACACTGTTGATTTGCTCGTGGTGCCTCTATTAATAATAGTAGAGAAGCTGGCTGTTCCAAAGTTCGAACTATCCTCGATAAGAGGCCAATCGAGCGATGTATTACTTGAAGTTATCAAGCAGTTGGAGATCTCCATATATCCACCATTGATTATTGGCGAGGAAATGCCCGGTTCAAAAAACATTATGCATTGCTTAAGAGTAGTAGGTGTCGACACATCTGTATTAGTGATTCTGGAGCTACCAAGACTGGGTACATCATGTACAAAGCACCCGCTCATATGAAATTTATCGTAACCGGCGCCGAGATCTTGGAAAACGTCGGCGCTATAATTAGAAATTTCTAAACCAATATATGTCGTGTTTGTGCTTGAAGGTTGGAATGCTCTGGTTCCATCGTTACCACCCAAGCCCGTGCCATATATTTTTGGGCGTCCGAGCCAACTTGCAGTATGCTTTATTACCATATTAGCAGCAGCAGGCCAAAGATTGCCTTCGTTATAATCACCTTCATCAATAATTTCAACAACATCGCCATCAGAAGTGGCAACCCCTAAAGCTGAATTAATTGTTAATTTAGCTCCAGAGCCAGAGAGGCCGGTGTTGACATCAAGTCCGGTTTTAGAAACATAATATGTGGTCATAAGTGAGCTTTCCTAGAAAATCTTTAATATAATTAGATTTCTTGAACAAAAGCATACCCATTTTGCTTATCGATTGTTATTTGATTGTCTACGCAATCTTTGAGAGAATCGAGGTGGGAGACTAGAATAATTGTTTTAAAGTAGTTTTTAATAATATCAAAGATTGAAACAAGTCCATCCATATTTTCAGCGTCTAATGCTGTTCCTGGCTCGTCCAAAATAAAAATATCGGACTTTGGCAAGCTTGACACTGAAAGAAGGGCAAGTCTTATTGCCATCGCTGCTATCGTCTTTTCTGCGCCGGAACCAAGATCAAGCGGTCTTGGATCATATTTTGGATGCTGAATAAAGATGTTAAGCTTCCTGTTATCGGCCTCAAAAAAGATATTAAAGTCAACAACATTGGCCAAAATCTTGGCTATTTCAGTATTAATCACGGGAAGCTGCTTTTTGATGATGTCATAAGCAATTCCGTTTGAGTGGGCACAGTGCATAAACAAATCATAAGCAGTATATTCTTCATTAAGTGCAGAAAGTTCTTCTTTTTGCTCTTTAAGGGAGCGAATTTTCTCTTCAAGCGAGCCATGCTCTTTGTATAATCCCAAGAGTTTTTGCTGGCACTTGTCACTTTTGGTCTGCTTTGTGTCTATTTGCTCGCTAAGAACTGTAATATGATTTTGAAGTTGTTCTTTATTTTCAATGGCTTCTTTGTTTAGGTCATATTCTTCTTGTTGTTTATATAGGTCTTCCAACTCTTTTTCAAGTAGCAGTAGATCGTTTTTACACCCTTTTTGCTCTGAATCGAGCTTGAAGGTGTCTTTTTCGGTGTCATTCTTTTTCTCAAGAACTGCTTCATATTTCTCAAGATAAGAGGCAACCTTCTCTTGGTCAAGATTATCAAGTTCATTGTTGGCTTTTATCTGATTTCTGCCAATTTCTTGAACAAGTTGAATTAAGCTGGGTAATTCTTGTTTTGCTGCGGAAGCATCCTTAATAAACTTGCAGCTTAGAAACTTTTCTCCGCATGGAACTTCATCCAATAAAGTAATCTTTTTTTCTGTTCGTTCTTTGAGTTTTTGAGTGTCATCGAGCTTCTTTTCGGTCTCTTCTAAAATGACAAGTTTCTCATCAATTTCAGATTTTTTGTTCTTGATGTCCCCTATATCAAAGACACCCAACAAGTCCTCAATTTTATCCAAAACTTCCCTATTTTCGACAAGTTTTACATCATAATCTTGTGAGGTGTTCTCAAGCTCTTCTTTGCGTTGTTCCTCTTCCTTGATTTTGGTTAAAATGCTGTCGATATTGATCATCTGAGTTGGGATTTCAGAGAATGTTTTTTCTGATTCTTCCTTTTCTCGAACCAATCCTTGAAGCTCTTTGTCTAATACTTCGCAAGTGGTCTTTTCTGAGATGGTTTCATTTTCAAGATACATTAACTGCTTTTCAGTTTCATAGATCTCGTCATTAAACTCTCTTCCCTCAAGCCTTTTCAGGGCACCTCTCAAATCGGTGGCGTCTTCTTTGGCAAGCTTAAACTTTTTATCAAATATCTCAAGATCTAAGAATTTTGCCAGGATTTCCTTTCTTTTGGTTGACCCCTCATTAATAAACTGTAAAGCTCCAAGTTGAGAACTTAGCGAAGTGATCAAAAAATCCTCTAAGGAACCGAAATGCTTACGAATTATGCTGTCGGTGTCGTTTCGCGTGAGACCATTTAAACTTGAGGTTTCGCCCGTGTCGCAATCTTCAACGCTGAATTCTACATCAGTTTTTGCTTCAAGAGTCTCTTCGCCTTTGAGCTTTTTAACGTACTTGTCGGATGTTCTTTCGATGGTGAACTTTTTGTTACCAATTGAAATTACTGCTCTGCCCATACAAGAATCTTTTGTCTGATTAATGATGTTTAGATTCTTTCTTTCGTTCTTGGATGTACTGTTAAATATAGTATAGAGTAGTCCATCGATTACGCTTGACTTGCCAGAATAGTTTTTACCAAACAAGCCGACGACACCACCGAATTTATTAAAATTAATTTTGTTTCCCTCTCCGTAATTAAAGAGATTGTCCCACTCAAAGCTTTCTAGCTTCCAGTTGACATTTCTGTGTATTTCTTCGTTTTCTTCAATTTGAGAGTTGTACTTCTTGTTGAGTGAGAAGATGCGTTCAAGCATTTTTTCAGTGGGTTGATAGTCTTTAAGGTAATCTTTGATTAAGCTCTCTTGTACTGCTGAATCTCTTAGATTGTCCGACCTAATTCCATCTACCAAATTTAAGTCGCCGCTGCGTCTTCCTGCGGCATTATTGAGAAACGTTACGCGCTCTGGTTTGAAGCGATGCTTTGCTGCTTCAATAGCCTTCTTCATGTTATGTAAGGGAATGTTAGTTTTGGAAACTAAACGAACTCTTGCCCCAAGCGGGACTTCTATCTTTGATGGAATTCGGCCAGTCTTTGTTAAGACAATAGAAATAAAAGGCTTTGGGTTTTCAATCGTAATATGTTTTACGGTAAACTTGTCCCTATCCTTGATGTCCCAAATCAAATATCCTTTGTCATTGGTCTCACCAAAGTTCTGTTGGATTGTACTGCCGCAGTATCGTATTCGGCCTTCTTTATCCAACGATTGGTTCGTTTTGTGTATGTCACCTAAGAAGGCGAAGTCGTGTCCTTCAAAGATTGAAAGTTCGTCTTCTCCGCTTTCCATAATCCATCCCAAATCGGTTTGACAATTTGATATAGCTCCGTGATAAACAGCCACGTTAATCCTATCGGAAGTAGAAGGGCGAGACCAATTCCCACGATCAAAGACACTAAGTACATTAATAGTAATTTCTTTATCAAGGTTCACCTCACCAGACTTTTTAAGAAGATGTAGATTGGGTAGTTTTAGTGCTTTAACAATTGGAGTTATAGCGTCCTGCCTACTACTATTCTTTAGATTACCGTCATGGTTCCCTAATATTATATAGGTAGGAGCAACCCCCGAAAGACCTGTTAAGAATTCAGAACACAATTGAACGTACTCTGGTGAGATAAAAGTTTTCGAGTGGGCGATGTCCCCACAGTGAACAATATAATCTACTTTTTCTTTCTTGAGACTTTCAAAAAGTTTTTTAAAGACCTCTCTGTACTCGTTATGGTACTTTAAATTACGAATATGTGTGTCGCTAATGTGTGCTATTCTAGCCATGTGTTCTCCATTGTAAATTCATTAGATTTTCGAAAGTCATTGGTACGGAAGTTTCGATGAGTTCTTTTACTTTTCTTTTTGATATAGAACCAATGTCTTCAATTTCTGAGGTATTAATATTATAAACCTCAAGTCCGTGTTGTAACAGGTTGGAAACAACTTTATAGGTTTTTTTCAATGCGTCTTGGTCGAAGCCTAAATAGATTTTGGGCTGATGTGTGACGAGCTTTTGAAATAATTTGGAGTTAACGCCCAAAGTGGATCCCAAAACGGGAATACTGTTTCTTGATTTAATAGCGTCAAAGACACCCTCAACGAGTACTACTGGTTTTGTCCAGTCTATCAGCAAGTCATTGAAGATAATCTTGTTGGATGGCACGGGGGGTTTTTTATATTTTAACCAGTCTCCACTGTAACTGCGAGCAATAAAATAGTTACAGTCGCCAGCGGTGTTGAACGAGGGAAAGATGATTCTATTTTTATATTTTCCTTCTCGGCAATAACCAATTTTGTAATATACAATGTCTTCTTTCGACATTCCTCTGTTAGAAAGATATAGACGAGCTTCTTTGGCTGAGTAGGGTAGGCTTTTATTTGCCAAGCAAATGAACTCTTCTGGCAGTTTTACTGTTTGTTCGGCTTCTGTTTGCTTGTCCTCGAAGAAGGTTTCGGGTTCGGCCATATCAATTGATTGTGTCAACAGTGACCATTGATATTTATCGTCTTTAGAAGCGAAGCGACTTACAAGATACTTAAGGCCACCTTTCGAATCGCAGACCCAACACTTAAAGACGTTCATTTTAATGTTAAGTGAAAGCTTTTTCTTGTGATGATCGCAGAAGGGGCACTTAAAGAGTAGTTCCTCTCTGCTTTTATAATAGCCACCAAGAAAATTTACAAAAATATCAACTTTTTCTTTCATCGTCACTAATACTATACACTGGTTTGGAGCCTTTGTCAAGTATTATTTACTGTTTATTATGTTCGGGGTTGAGATTTATAAGGCCAGCCTTTGCTATGACTATCGCATCGGCAATATCAAAGTACTTTGGCTTTGGATTACCATGACTTGTATATTCTACACTAAAAGAGGGTTCGTTGTCAAGTAACCATTTAACAATTTCTTTTTTAGCCTTTGTGCCGCGACTTATTTTAATGCCGTTGAGCTTTCTGGCCTGTTGTGCTGTATAGTATTCGGGGATCTTGTCAAAAGTTGAATAGCAAATCCAAGAGATAATGCCATTAAATCTCTGGAGCGTTGCCATTGTTTTGGCTGTAGACCCTCCAGAGCCGAAGAAGGAGAAAGGCTTCTCAATGAAGACCTTTTCTATTGGGTATTGTGCTTTAATTTCACAGAGGTTTTCTTTGATGAATCGCGCCTTATCGAAGACGGTAGCATACTTGTTCTTGTTTCGAGTGTCCCAGGCATTGGCGCGGATTACCTCTCCCGAGGCGTCAAGAACGCAGAATCCGGTTATACTGGTGCTAATATCGAGTCCTAAAATCATTTTTATAAAATTCCTAAATGTCTAATTTAAGCTTGAAGGTGTAATCATCATTTTCTTTCTTTCTAACTGGTCGTGCCATATGGGCAATCGCAATTAAATTTTTGTTTGAGTCATATATCCCTACTTTACTAATAAAAGTTTGCTTTTCAAACGAAGCCGAATAGTTGCTGAAAGAAGAACTAACTACATTTTTAATCAAATGGTAGTTCGGCTGCGTAAAGGAAGAAGATGAGAAAGAGAAGGACTTTCCATCTCTTGTTGTCTTATCAATGAAGGTTGGATTGTTCGAATGATTAAGCTCACCTTTTTTTGCATGTGCAAACATTGTTAAAGTTGGAGTAATGGTAGTTCCTTTAAATTCTACCTCAAAACTTGCCGATGGTGTCAAGTCATCGTCAGCCAAACCATCGTTACAGCCTACAGCAAAATTAACCCACATTGGTCTTTCTGTTGCTGTGCCCATATCATAAGTTGCTGGTGACAAATTCCAAGATCCTGTTAATAGCAAGAAGCCTTCATTGTATAAAACGACTCCTCCGATGGAGGCCGAACCTTGCGACTGAGCATAAGTAGAGCCGCTTGTTTGTACCAAAGTTCCATCTTGATAAACATCTTCTAATGTTCCTATTTTACTACCAGAAATAAAATAATTTAACTTAACGGAGCCTTTTTTTATTTGCCTTCCGAAAAAGATTGAAGGAATGCTAATCAAATTACAACGTTGCAAGGCTTTGTCTCCCAGCGAAGAAGAGAAAGAATAATGGCTATTCATGCTCGTGTAAAAGTTTAAAGTGTTTTTAAGAGCAATAATATGAGAACCAGTTGAACTTGTTGTTCCGTGATTTGCTGCGAAAGGTTCACGAACAATTGATGAGCTTAAAGGGTAGCTTCCCGTTAGTGTGTCTCCATATTGAAATTGGTTGTAGCTGGTTGTAGAAACGGTAGAAAAGGAGTCAAGATTGGAATCCTTCGTAATGAAAGGATAAATCTTAGACTTGATGCCTGTGCCTGTATCTGGATCATATGTGTGAGCATCAAAGTCTCTATCGATGTTCATCTCATAAAGACTGATGAAGCCAGAATCAATTTCTTTTACTTGATCGGTAAATGCGCCACTATAAGCATTTTCAAGATTCAAGTAGACGCGAGCGCCTTTAACAGAGAATTTGAAAGAGGGATAGGACTTGGCGTAGTTGATAATCTTATCGTTCTTTCCGAACTTATAATAAGACATTTTTAGTAATCCAGTCTGACTCTCAAAGTGATCTCGTTTGAAGGAGCCTTCTTGAGAGGCTCTGAGAGTTTAGCTGTGGCAAGCAATTCGTTGTCTGCCGAATACAAACCAACAGTAGTTATGTATGAAACCGGCTCTTCGAAAGCGTTATTGCCTTTGACAACAATTTTACTTGAGTCAAGATAAGTGGGGTTAGAACTGTAATTGTATTCGCCAGTGTTTGCGCGGCAGAAATACATTGTAGAATTTAATTCTGTTGTGTTGTTAAATTCAATGTCATCAAACGCATAACGAACGCCATCGGCAATTTCTTTGATTGTTCCTGACCTAAATGATGAGGAGAGGGAGTTTGTAAGAGAAGCCGCCGGGGAGTCAAGTGCTACGCCGCCCATCGGCATTTGATTTTTTACAATTGAAGATGTCAAAACGATGACACCCGCTTGATAATAAATGTGACCAACAGAACTTGAGGCGTTGGCTGCGGCAGAGCTTGTGTAAATCAAGCCGTATTCGCCGGTTGGGGAATTTACTTTAAAAGATGTGGCTGCGCCATAATCGCCAAGTACGGTTTTGTGGATGCGGCCTCCCGTATTGAGCAAACCCACTGTTCCAGTGCAATTCATATAGAAAGTAAACCTAAAGCTACCTTTTTTAATTTCATCTTTTGTTAAGAGCCTTGAGAGGGTAATAAAATAACAAGAATCCATCTTATCACCATCAGTAAGGTCGCCATCACGATCAAATTGTTGAATGTTGCCAGAGATATCATAAGGAACCAATACTTGGGCAAACTGATTATAAATGTTGACTTTCTTTGAGTTTTGCTCAGAAAGATCTCCGAGCGAATTTCCCTCGTAACCGCTCCCAGTGGCATAACCCGCTGTAATATCAAAAATATGATTCGCGGAAGAACTCAGATAGGGATAGTCATAGACAGATTCAAACATTCCATGAGAAAAGGTTTTAATATTAGCATCACCAGCATAAGTACCAGAAACAATTGTCCCTGTAACCGGAATTGCTTCGTGTAGCAAAGTTTTAGTTGTTGCTATGTCGTTTGATAAAAAAGTTTTAAATGTAGATGCCATTGTTTATTCCTTATGATTTCTTAATATATCTTACAGGTATATCAACTCTGTAACCCGTTGTTGCCCCTTGAACTTTAATAGTGGTGTCTATAAACTGAAAGTCCGTACCGGCTGGGTCCGCTGTATCAGTTCCAACTTGGTCAAACAAGAAAGTTGAAGTACGCAAACTAACAGAAGAAAGAACGCTAAATTCTAATTTTGTCCCTCTCGGGCCTTGAACAACGCTGTCGGTGGCGGTTGAGTCCACCAAGTTCGGAGGAAGGTTTGACACAAATGGAGTTGTTGACAAATAATAGCTTGCTATGTTATCATCATCGATAAATGATGGATTAACAGTGACACCGTTGAGATCTATGATTGAGCCAAAACGATTGTCAAGTTCAACAATATATTGATTTTCGGTTAGCTCGGCATCTAGATTGAAAACGGCGCTGATCTCATTTGTATCGAGGCCCTGGTCAAGTCTAAAATTTTGAGTACTTGTGTCAAAAGTAGGTCCATTCAGCCCATCAACATATTTGTTGTCCAATCCAGTCTTAAAAGAATCAATGGAATCTTGATCAACGAGAATGGCATGTGAGCCAGAGGCGATACTGGTTGTGTCCGAAGCTTGGAAGCCAATCTTCAAATTATTGAGATTGATAACCGGCAAGTAAAGAAGATTATTATTGGTTAAAGTCATCAGTTTAGACTTAAGGGAAGCAATATTATTAGTGAAGGCTTCAAGAACAGGCGTCTGAAGTATCTCCAAATCGTAATAGGCCGAACCCGAAGAGTGAGTGGAGTTGTAACTTCCGTAGTTGATTTCATCGTCACCAAACGTATATTTTGCGATCTTAAATGAACCGTCGCCACGAGACAGTCTCTGTCTACCAGCGTCAGTTAATACCGCATCTAAAATAATATCGCCGGAATTGTCTAAAAAGGCCATGAAATAACTCCTTTATAATTAGTATTTATCATTTGTTTTTACCTAACTTAACTTTCTTCATAAGATTCATCGATGCTGGGACTCTTAAAATGTACGTTAACATCGAGCTTGCGGCCCGTTTGTTTTGATGTTATTCGTATTTTAAACTTTTTATCAAAAAGCTTTTCTTCCGAGTTGCCAAACGTCAAATCGCTCATCTTGTTAAGAACTTCATTCTTAGTACTTATCTCCTTTTCTGCTCCGAAATTATCAAAGCTTAAAAAGGATTGCTTTAAAGAAGGTTCTATCAATAAGTACTTTTTAAATGACTTATTGTCGATTTTCTTCTCATAATTATCATCTAAATATATTAATTCATTAAATAAAACTGGTTGCCCACCAGAAACGCCGACGTGAACTGAATCGGTTTCTGGTATGTCGTTGTGCGTGATCATTTTAAAATGGTACACTGGCGTGGGGTTTGAGGGCATTCCGTGGACATCAATGGTTCTAAAGATATAGTAATAGTCTTGATTGGGCTGGATGTCGCTAATAAGTGTTTTGTCGCCCAAAACGTCAATGGTGGATATCTTTGCATTTTTAAAATCTGCGTAAGTCTTTGGTCTTTCTGTGAGTCTAAATACTTCAAACTTGCCACCGTAGTCATCTGTTTTGTAAAAAATCTCAGTATTCTCAAGACCGCTGACAAAATCATCCTCTGTGAAGCCTTCTAGGTCTGTTCCTCTTTTTTCATAAGAAGCCGCGACCAACGAACTATATTGTTTATTGCTCAACAGGCTGGTTACGGGGTACATAAAGGCTTCTCCCATTTGTATATTAAACCAAAAGCCAATTTTATCGCTAACGTTTTTGTAGGGAAAGAATTCAATGTTTGGGGGCATCGGAGGTGAATCTAAATTCACAGTAACTTCTGATTTCTTTGTGCCTTCGATTTCGGGGATGTTGTAATAGGGCACTCGTAGTATTTTTACATCATAGTTATTTTCATAAAGCCAAGCATTGCCAGCATGAGAATCGGCATCCCCTCGCTTTAAATTGTTACCAATGGAAATTGTGTGTGCGTATATTTGATAATAATATCCTTCGCCATATTTAATTTGACTATCGATGTATTCTACGGCTTCTTGATCTGTATCGTTTGGTAACAAAAAAGTTTGAATTGGAGGCTTTTTTGAAAATTTGCTATATGCGCCCTTGAATTTTGCTATTTCATAATATAATATTTCTGAGTAGTTTTGCTTGTTTTGAAACACGCTGGCTGCTTTTAGTTTTATCATATTGATTAGCTTAGGGAGTATTGTTTCTGCTTTCGCTTTGCTCATACCAGACGTAACCTGATTGTTATTTTTTTCATTTCCATAAAAAACTAAAGGAAGCAAGTAATCCTTTAGGTTGAGGACGTTCCACCAGCCAGCTGCTGGATTGAAGCCGGTTTTTCCGGGGTCGGCGCCGAGCAGTTTTGCCACCTCTATAAAAGTTTCAAGGTCGATAGGTTGTTTGGAACTAACATATTGCATGAAGCCTGTGATGACTACTCCGCTTGGAAGGAGGCCGGTGGCTGCGGTCCAGGCGACCTGTGGTAAATCGACACTCAGTTGCAAGTCAGTGGTGCCCAATAGACTTTTTCCGGCGGGGCCAGTTCGAAATTCAATAATTTCAAGGTCGTCGTGGTCATGCCAGAAAGGATTAAGTTTTTCGCCTGAAGCTCCTGGACGTGCAGACAACGTATATAAATTATAGTTGTTTGTGATCTTGTCTATATTGTCTTTAGCGTCGGGGTTGGCATTCATAAATGTCGTTGCCTTTAAGGCTGTTGCGATTGCAAATTGAAGATCATCATAATATTTTATTTGCTTGAAAAATTCGCGGAATGCTGTTCCCTGCTTTTGTGTTGGGATGCTAATTTTATTATAAAGCGGATAGGTGTCTTTCTGCTTTTCTATCAAAGAGTTGTGAGTTTTATAGAAGTCCGATGTTAAGACAATAAAACTGTTACGCTCAGTTTGAGGGGTTAATTCATCTATATATCTTTTCCAAGGTTGGATGCCGGGAGTCGGGTTAGTAAATTGGTTCATGATTCCGGTGCCAAAGCGCTTCAAGAAGGCAGACATAGAGTTTATGGTCCATGTAGACTTCCAGTTGGGATTGTTCTTACCGGCTTCTGTTTGCTTCTGAATGCGTTGAAGGTCGAACAAGGCATAATAAAAATTTGGTATTGCTTTTTCGATATTATGGGTGCTGTCCGTAAACGCGCCTTTTAGTTTAAAGTTCTCATAGTCTGCCAAGTAAAAATTATAAACAGGTGTGACAGTAAGCTGGTTATCAAAGCCAAAGCCAGCGACAACAGTTTCATTGCCGTCGCCTCCCATTTTGGTCTCTGTGGTTATTAGGGGTCTTGATACTGAAAGATTGTGGCTTACAAAAGAGTAATCTGATGGAAGCATTCCTTTCTCATTGTTCACAGAATTATAAGGCTGAAGATTTGTGGGTTCATTGATCCCAGTGTTGCTATCAGCCGCGAGTGAATCAGTAAAATAAACGCCGTCCTTAACTCCTTCGACCTGAGACACGGCAATAATGGCTTCGGAAGAAGGAGCAACTTCAAGATTGCTGTGTACCTTATTTTTTGTAACACTATAATTAAATGTCTGGGTTCTAAAAATGCTTGTCTGCTGGGATTCAAACCAGTTATCATAATTTTTTTGCTGCCCTTCAATGCCAACTCCCAACTTAGCCTCTACGACCCAAAAGGGATTGGCCGGATCAACTAAGTTAATTGATGATTTAGTAAGATTGCCATCGTCTCTAAACAAAACTATTTTTCCAACAGAATCAATAACGGATTTGTTTTTAGCCAATGCAGGTGGGTTATTGACTGGTTTTTCCTGTCCTTTAGTGGGTTTGCCTTTAGCCAAAATAAAACCTCATTTTAATAACGTCGATCCGATTCGGGGATAGGCCCCTTTGTGTCTGTCGGCAGCTTGCGTCTTTCAGTCTTGGAATCGATTGTTTTAAGCCTCTCTTCTTCGGTGGTGAGAGGGCTTGCGGCGTTGTGCTCGGCAATTTGGCGTTCGCGTTCGGCAGCGTGTTTTTTTGCTTTTGCCTTTTTGGCGGCCTTGCGAGCTTCGATGTCGGCGGCTTTCTTAGCCTTTTCGGCCTTGAGGCCAGCGTATTCTTTGGCCATAACTTTAACGTCAATTAGCGGTTCTTCGCCAAAAGAGATGTCTTCCACAAACTTTGTACCTACGAACTTGCTAAACCCTGATATATCTGATAAATTAATTGCCATGCTTCACCTTTGATTAAACAATGCCCCTAGTGATTAGTTGACTACCAAGCTTATTAACGGTAGATAGGGTCGTACTTCCATTATTAATTAGAAAATACTTATTAAAATTTTGATAAAAGAGTAGTTCCCTTCTAATGTCGTTGTCGGCTACGAAAGGAGACTTGTGATTAGTTATTCGACACAACAAAGACTTGCCGTCTGGTATCTGATTGATGGCCGGTAGCGTGAGCTTCTTCCATTTAGAGGAAACAAGAGCCACATTATCTACGTTCATCATTGTTTTGGCTTGCGGCGAGCCGGGAAAGGATGGGTCAAATTTTTCAAAATCGCTCAAGTAGTCTATTCTAACCAAGTTCAAAAATGTAAAGAAGTATTCAGCAAATCTATTCGCGAACAGTTGCGAGCTTTCTTGGCCAAAGAGAGAATCAAAAACGCTCTTAAAGTTGCGGTTATTAGCGACATTTTCCGAAAGGCCGGTTTCGCTCCAACCTGGAACCTGTTTATAAAGAATGAGTGCCATAATTTGAGCAGCAACCTTCGAGCCATCAGCAGAACTTATAAACGGAGGGGAGCTTAGATTCTCAGTGGTGAACTCACCTTCTGAATAATTGTTAACATAAGATAAGAAATAATTGGTAAGAACGTTTGTTGTTGAAGATTTTGTATCTATGTCAACGGCGCCTTTTGAGGTCTCGTTTCCATCGGTCACTTCGACGCCTTTTGATGTTTCAACTTTGTCCTGAATGTTCATTCCGTAATCAGATATAAGAGTTTGATTTCTTTCAGCTTTTATAAGATCATTGATTTTTAATTTTGACCTTGCAAGGTCATGTCCGTTTTTGGCGCTGTTGTTTAAAACATACTTGGTAAAAGGCGTATTGACCTCTTCTTGGTTGTAAGAAAAGATATTATCTTTGTCCATCTTGGCAAGCTTGTTTTTCTTAAATAACAAAAGTGAATGTAGTGTGTTAGTCCAGTTATTTTCATCTACTGGGCTTCGCAGTCGTTTTGGTAATACAACTCCCTGATCATATAATGGCAAGAACGAATATCCATTATCGCTTATATGTGCTTCATTAGGGAGTTGATCTTCCTTCAGCGCGTCCGAGCTATAGTATTTTCGGAGGATTGCTTCCATTGTTAAGCGGAAAGGAATAGCTCCAAACTGTTTCAGAGAACCTTTCCCAGTTTCGGGCAGTCTAGGCAAGTCAAAAACAGCAGCATAATCAAATCCATGATTGGTTTTCCTAACTGTATAAGGAAAGCGTTTCTTGGCTGTGATTTTTCTCAAGTTGGCGTTTGTGTTCGATGGCGCTTTTGATGAATTTAAGGCGTTGTTTCCGCTTGCTACTTTTGAATGATTGTTCGCAGATAAGCCAGTAACAATATAAGATAAATCGTTTCGTAGCGATACTAGAGTGTCATAGACAACAGTGATACCTTCTAAAGAAATGTTTTCGTCATCACTTAAAGAGGAAGCGGCGCGGACGGCATCATTAAATATTGTATCGCTGATCTTTGCGGTGGATTTTTGAGAATTTAATAGCAACGCTAAAATGTTTGTTCCGAGTAAAACCTCAAGACTCCCCAATGTGCCGTTTGCCCACGAAATAGAATCTTGATTATATTGTAAATCATAATCAGAAATGGTTTCTAATATGGTTTTTGGGACAACAAACTTCTTTCCGCCGAATCCTTCTTGCGTGTTCTGAGGCATTAAATCTAAAAAATTGCCCTTTATATAGGGGCTGCCAGATGTATTTAAAATACTTTTGTTCTTCGGCTGATTCGTGACCAGGGTGATAAGTTGCTTTAAACCAAGAGTTTTGCCCTGACCCTCAATGGCAACATTAACTAATCCTAGTGCTTCGTTCAAAAGGGCATAGATGGGATCAATTAATGTAACTTCAATCTCATAGGAATAGTCCGTATCAAAATTCTTGTTTTTGTCAAGATCTGAAAAGGTATAAAATTCCAGAAGGCTGACTTCAGACAAATCAAAGTCTTCTGTATTAAGCGGAACGGGATTTAAATAACCAAGAGCGCTCGGGGAATTATTGTCAATGGTTTTGTTATCGCGGCCTTTGAGTGCGGGATAAACCCCTTGACTGTCTACAAAAGAGGAATCATAAATAAGTTTGGTTTCATTTGGGCCTTTTCTAAAAATTTTAAATTTTGAGGCTTCGCTTAAAATGTTCTTAACAACATCTCTAAATATATCATCAAACGAAGATGCGGCGTTGTTGGTAGCGTCGGCCAGTTTATCAAGCATTGCCGGTAGGATTCCGTGTACCCTAAAAAGCTTCATGTAGTCAATTCCAAAAAATCCACTTACGTCGCCGTCTTTGTTAACGCTTAGGAAACATTCAGAAAATATTGAAAGGCCATCAAGACTATATTTCTTATTATTGGAACTGCCATACTTAGTTGGGTTCAAATCAAGAAACTCACCGAATGTCGAAAAATCAATTTTGGTGTCCTTAACCTGTTTGATGGGCCTTAGATCTACCACTTTTCTATTCTGAACAAAGTGAATGTCCAAGAATGGATGTAGCTCTTCGCCGTGAGTTCCACCGGCCATATACCTTCCATCTGTTTTGTGAACGTCGCCAAACCAAGCAGACCCCTTAATATCATTAAACTTTTCTTCTCGCTGGAGGTTTGCTTCGGAGGTTGATGCTGTAGAAGATTGGTTGTCGGCAACAGTAAAAACCGTTCCAACGGTTTGAGCTTTTGAGTTACTTACAATTGTTTCAAAGGTGGGAGAACCAATAATAAAATCATACTCGCTGTCTTCGAATCCTGCCACCTCTTCAAAAGTTGACGTATCTTCAACCGTGAAGTCTCCAAAATTATATGAAATATCCACTTCAAAGTCCTTTAAGGATGGAAGGGCAAGCAAGTAAATATAAGATGGATTTTCGCCATCCAATTCAAAAGTAAAATTATATGGTACTTCAAAGTACTTTTTGCCATTAGGAAACTGTTTCTCGTATTTTTGAAACACCTGAAATATTCCAACAGAATTCGCATCTTCTGCATCACTGTTTATAATCTGCCCCCTTATAACATCGCTAATACTAATATTTTTTGTGATGAGATCGCTAACAGTCGTATTCATTTTGTTTTGAAAATAAGAATCTTGTTGTCCAAATTGTTGTAAGATCCCGAAAACATTATCAACAAAAGCAGAATTCGCTTGTGAATTTGGTTTTTTATAAAGTGCGAAAATATCAAAAGTTAGACTCTTATTGAAATCATCATCATCTACAATACTTTTGAATGTGGCGACGTCGGCAACGTTAAAAACGATTTTTGATTGAACATGAACAAACGTCTTTTCCTCGGTGTTGCTTTCTTTACTATAGCCAGAAAGTATCGAAGCTTTTTTAGCAGTCCCTGGAATCGGAATCGGTTTTTCAGTCCCTAGAATCGGGCGGCCACGTTCATCATATTCAATACTACCATAAGTCCCTGGAATCGGGTTCCCACGTTTATCATATTCAATATCACCATATTTAACTTGCGTATAGTAGTCGCTCTCATTTATATAAGGTGACATGTCTCCCTTAAGTTGTTTTCGGGGGGAAGCCTTGTCTATCGTAATTTTATTAAAATATACTTTGGGGAGGAAGCTTTCGCCTATTCCATAGTTTTTGTATTCAAAGGGCATTATTTGTCACCTGGATCATTTGCTATTTGGTTGTTATAAATATTAACATGGGCCAATTCTTGCTTTTCTTCTGGACATTTAAACGTCTTATCTGTAAAGATATTTTTAACTTTGTCCTTTTTATGTTTCATCGCCTCACAATAATATGTGTCATCTATTTGGTTATCCAGCTTTAAATTGAAGAAGTATTCAACATTAGAAGAGTTGGTTTCTTTATCCTCTTCTGTAAAATAAAGCTTCTTGAGTTTTGTTTTGGGGACATTTTCCTCGTCGGTATTTGTGTCCGTGACCAATTCAGTAACGATTTCATATACTTCAATGTCAAAATTTTCCTTTTTAAACAGGGTGTTTCCCTCTTCGAGTTTAATAAACGCACGTTTCTTATCATACGTCATCGCTGTCCCGTCGTCAAAAGAAAAGAAAGAGTCAAACAGTTCATCATCTTGAGAAATGTTTTTTACTTGTGGTTTGGCGCCTATATCAAAAAGTGTAATTTCATTTTGAACAATGACTTCTACTTGCGGAATAAAATCAGCAGATCCGCTTTTATTATTGAAATATCCTGAGCCGCTGACGCCTATCATGCTTGCTGATAAAATAGAACCTGTAATCATCTGAAGGTTGTAATATGGAGCCTTATTGGTATTTGGACCAGAATTGCCCAGCGGTGACTGGAGCATATATTGGTTGGTCGGAGACTCAATGACCTCAATGTTATAAGAGGGATCTGAAATCTTTGGCTTGATGCCTGGAAAGATCTCGTCTAAAATATTTGGATTCTTAGTAAATACTGTGGTCTCGGCCCCTTCAAACTTGGTTTGTCCCTCAAATCGAGGAGTCTCATCTAAGATACGAACCTCAATATCATTTTGAAGTTCTTCCACTTGCGAGGCGCCAACAGCACATCTACTGTCATATACGATGTCATCATCAAAAAAAGCATAATAAGCTGGGTTAAACTTGCCAAGGCTTATAAGATACTTGCCATAAGGGGTTATCTTAATCTTAAAAACTTCTTCTTTTGGATCTAAAAATCTCATCTCTTCTTGTCCTTATTTGTATCGGCGGCAGCAATAATAGCAAGAGTATCCGATAAATTAATACTTAATGGCAATTGTTCTCCGGTCTCAGGAGATATTGGAAGATTAACCCTTCCCATCGAAGGGGCAGACAACTCTTGAGTCTTACCGGCTCGGGGCGATAGCGGCGGCGTTTCCAGTCGATTGGCCGGTAGTGTGGTTTCGCGGTTCAGTGTGACCGTGGAACGATTGTCTATTTCTGTTCCCGGTGTTAATGTCTTTCTAGAAAAAGTGGGAGTTACGGGTGGGGGTACAAATTTTGGAAACGATTTTATTGGGATTGCTTTACCAAAATTAACCTTACAGTCGATTTTCGCCAATTCTACCAAACTAAAGTAATCGAAGGGCCAGTTGAAACTATAATCTGGAATTGACGTAATTTCTGCGCCTGCTCGTCCAGAAGCAAAGTTAAATTTAAATCGCTTATCGTCTCGCGAGTCTGCTGTTTTCGCATAGTAATTAAATGCTCCGCGTTGTTTCGCTTTAAAAACGCTCCATTGGATGTTCTCTGGTAGAGATTCGAGCATTGACGTGCCGTTCTCTGGAGAAGGTCTGAAAATATTTATCGGAAGACTGGCTCTGCTTTTTTGCATCGATGTGCCAAGATCCGGTGGTAAATTCTGCCAGATATTTGCCAAATCCTGCTGAGATAGTGTAGCAGAAAACTCAAAAATAAATATGGCGAATGGAGCAATGGTTTTGTTTGTAATGAAATCCATCTTCGGTGGCAAAATAAATTTCTTCATTTTCTCTACCATGTTAATAATATCTTGTGATGGCATGTGTTTTGCGCCTGTTGCTTTAACGAACGCCTCTATACCGGAATTGATGCCGCCTGTCTCTATTATTTTTTCAGCAATATCAATGGTCTTTCTATCAATGGCAAATCTTGTAAAATTAGCTCCTTCTCTGGTTGGATCGCCTAAAACATGAGGAATGGCGACGATTGCCTCAAAGATTTCTTTTTGTTGGGCAACTTCGCCAAGGCGTACTGGTGTCTTTTTAAAGCCCATTGCGTCGGCTAAAGATTTAGCACTTGTACTGTCGCTATCTTGAACTTGTATAAAAATGCCCTCGGAACTTGCTGTTGGCAGTGTCCCAAACTGGTGCCACATTCCTTGAGCAACCGCTCCAGAACCAATAAGTGGCAGTGAATAAAGCGAATCTTTAAAATTCAAAATAGGAGTTTCCCACTTTGGTTGAATTATCATTTGACTTGACTGTCTTGAGGTGTCCACTTCTGTGGGGTTTCCAAAAGCATCAAACTTCACGCCATATTGTTTTGCCACTTGAAGATAGTTTAGGGTTGCTGAGATTTCCATTTGTGAATCTGTATAATTACCAGTGACAAAGCTGCCGCCGCTTTTAATTTGGCCTGCGGTACATACCCTACCAAAACTTGAACTTATCAGAGGCACAATTTCGTCAATTGTAAATTTATCAGTTCTTGATGGAACAAACTTAAGCTCTACTTCCGCATATCCATCATAATACGGCGGCGTGTGTGAAGAATAAGAAGCAGAAGAGTGTCTCTTCGTGTTACCAGAGTTTGTTATATTGAGCATAACGTCGCGCATTAAATAATCATCTGAATATACAGGCGGCCCGAACGATGAACCATAGACATCTATACTGGCTGTTCTCTGATACATAGCAAGATTTGGGGGATTCACAATGTATGAGGCAGAAGTTAGTGAAGCTCTATCACCGAAAGGAGATCTTGAAAAATCTTTAATTTGTTTGACGCTCGACGCCTTTCCATTGGAAATGGAAACTTTCATAACATATTCTTCGTTTTCCACAAAGTTGCCAAAGTCGCCGTCGTCGTCCGGTAAAGATGCGATAGTCGCTAATCGACCGGCGGGTTTGAAAAAATCAATTGTGGCAGCTAGAAAGTTATTCATTGCCAATTTGTATGTGCTCCGCGCTGACCCAAGCAGCGAACAAGTTAAATCAAATTGGGCGACAGGATGGGGTTCTTGGTCATAAATAGTTACCCTGGCCAATTCTTCTTCTGGCCTTAGTATCGCTTCGAAGGGAACTCTAAAACCAAATGGATTGTGTTCGTCGAGATCAGAGGAGCCAATTCGAGGTATATCTTTCATAAAAGTATTTTCAGCGACTTGGCCAGCGGCGCCTGAGATTTTCATCGGAGAGGTAAGAATCGGATAGTCTACGGCCATACCAGATTTAATACTGTTGTAAAGAACGCCTGGGGCAAAAAGACACTGATAGAGGGGCCTTGAGATCATAAGGGCGCCTCGGTCATTTGATACGCCAATTTTGCCCGCCAAAGATCGCCAGTCCTTAAAATATTCATTATAGTCTTCATAAAACATTTTTGCTAACTTGATCGTATGAAGTGCCGGATAAAGATCGTTATACGGTAAGAATTTTAAAATCGCATCGCACTCGAACTCAAGACTTGTTGCTTTGTTTTCGCTTTTAAGATCTTTTCCTACTATTTTAAAAGCCTTCATAAAATCTGAGTGTAGGTAATTGATAATAAAGCCATCTTCTGCCTCGCTATTAAAGATTGCTCCCGTGAGGGAGAGCGAAGCAGTATTTACTGCTAAGAAATTGCCACCTTTTTGATTTACATAATAATCCATATGCTCAGAGATTCTAAATTCGGGCAGGATACCGAAACCTTTACCCGCTCTCATGGCCTCGTCGACATAATCATTGTAAGTATCATAAAAGGGGTTTATATTCTGTGCGTTTCTTGAGGCAAAGGAGCTAGAGATTCCCGCCTCCCATTTGGTATCTCCGACAATATAATATTTAAGAGAGCCGCCCAAGATTGAAGGTTCGATGATTCTTCTATTGTAAAGCGGAGCGAGAGGGCCGAATTCACGGGTGATTCCATCAGAATCCACAAACGAGTAAGGCCCAGTAAATTGTGCATAGTCGTTTTGCAAAATGCCGTCTTGACCTTTTCCGTTTGTTGCAAGTGATACAGTTGTAGTGTCTCGCGGAGTACTTTGGTTATCCAATACAAAACTAGATGATGTAAAGCCTAATCTTCCGTCCAAAGGCCAAATGCTGGCCGCTGTTTGTAAATTTATGTTTGGAACATACGGAAGAAAGTGAGTGGAGTCAGTTTTGTTGCCCTCGTCAGATCTTGTTTGGCGGTCATCTCGCCAAAAGTTATTTCTAAAGGCGGTTCTTTTGCGTGTATCTGCCAAGTAAGCGAACTTTTCTCTTGGATGGATTGATTCTTGGACGGTTATATTATTAACTTTGTTAATTGGGTTTGTCTCTTGCGAAATAGACTCATCTGTAATAAGGGTCGCCAATGTATTATAAGCCAACTTTCTTTCTGGATAGTTGGTAAGAAACTCAATCGACGGGTGAATGTTCAAATCCAGGCCATTTCCTACCTTCTGGGAGAATTTTACAAAATTGTTGAGATAAGATTGTTCGAATACAACTCTTGTTTCTCCGCCTCCACCAGTTGATGTTTGGATATCCAAGTCAAAAGTGATTGGTTTGTGTTTTGATACGACAGCCGGTTCAATAGATGAAGTTATTCCCCTTCCAAGCTTAACTCGGCCTCTTGCGTCAGCAGGTAAACGGCTTTGAGTAAGGAAGCTGATTCTATTTTGGCTTCTCAGTTTTCTTGTTATTGGGTGAGCGTCTTTTCTATAGAGTTTCCAGTTTGCTCCGCCCCAAGGGCCTTGTCGATGGAGAAGAAGAGAATTTAGTGTCGGTGACAGTTGTTCGTCACCAAGATCCCAAAGTTTAATAAAGCCGCCTTCTGCGGTGTCCGTATCCATGGTGCCGTTTGTGGTTCCGTCTGGTGCGCCCCAGTTTATATAATTAAGAAATGATAAATCAGTAGGATAACCCAAAGTATTAGAACTTGCGGTGATAGGGTCATAAATGTTCGTATTCATTCCTGCGAAGTCTGTCGGCTGGTAGGCTTTACTTGCGCCATCGGCGTATGCTTTTGTCGCACCAAACGTCTGACTGGACCCATCGCGATATGAAACAAAGTCACTCGAACTTATGAAGGTAAGATCAGTAGAGGCAAAGCTGGCGTTTGAGAAGTTTCGCTTTTCAAACCCATACAAAGCTGAACCAGTGTAGCCGCTTATAAGGCTTGAGGTAATCCAAGCGTATTGTGCGTCCGTTTGCGGTATTTGATGACGAACATAATAGTTGTCATGGGAAGCTGTATTGTTTACAATACCATCTGCGCCATTTTCATCAGTTGAATATTTAAGTTGGCTTCTCGTGTTTCTGTGATTCTTTTGGTACGAGCCTGTGCTGTCGTAACCTTCTTCGGAAATAGAGCCGCTGCCGCCGGGATAGGTTTTGCCCGCTTGTTCATAAGATTCTTCTCTAAACCAGTCACTATAATAGCCAAACTTCAAACAATGATTCGTGAGAAGTTCTTGTAGCGGAAGTCTAACATCAAGATTTCGCCAAGGCATTGCATTATAGACGCTATATTCTCCAGAATAAACGTCCAAGAAACCTTCGCTCATTGTTGAGGGGTCACCAGGAGCAGAAAATCTATTTACAAAAATGAACTTATTGCTTCCAGTTAGAGTACGATTCGGTAACTCATATTCGTATGCTCCAGAAAAATAGTAAACAACATTGCTTGCTGTCAATAAAGTTCCACCAGCGTCTACAAGAAATCTATTGTTTTCGCGGCGGCCTGTAGTGGTGACTATTTCATAATCTTTATAATAGTTGCCAAGGGCTTGTGAGCCAGTAGAAGACTGAATATTCCTAATGTTTACAGGGCGTTTGGCTGTTTCGTCTCTATAATAGGTTGCCCTTGGCAGATCAGCATTAAAAGTTAATGCGTCATCGTGTGCTGGATCAAATACAGTAAACTGGCGGAAACTGCTGCTTACTCTGTAACCTTCGGCACGGTCTAGTATATTGTCGCTTCCTGTATTAATGTTCTGATGTCGATATTGTTTGCCTCCGACGTGTCTTTCGGTAAATGGACCTTGAGCCGGAATCTCTTTATCATATCCATAAGAGTCGTTATGAACGTTTACAATAGAGGAGAACTCGAAATTTCCTCCTCCGGTTGTGCCAGATACGACATTGAAGGGTGCGGCATAAGAACCAACGGAAGAACTCAGATATGAATCCTCGGGTTCTCCGTCTACTTCAAGGAAGTCAACGCTTGTATTTACTGTTTTCTTTAAGTCTAAAGCGTTGTCGTCTGTACAAACAAAGCTTGCGCTCTCTGGATTTCTGATATCTAGTCCCGATTTTTCAGTGAGGAACTGCCTAAGGAGAGGATTTATCAAGTCAAGATTTTTGTTTCTTGTGAAGTTTGTTCCACCCTTTAGAACTGGAGTTAGCTCAACCTTATACTTATATGGTCTCGCAAAGTTCCTAATTGCATAAGTTGATCCTTCGTAAGATCCTGCGGCGCCACTTAAGTTAATAACGGATGCATTATTCAGGTTGTTTTCGACGTCTAAGATCGTTTGTCTGTTTGAGTCGACACTTGTATTGCCGGAACCGGAAACGTCCCTTTCTGCTCGCTTTTGCCACCAATTACAACTTTCATCTTGAGTCGTTGGAATCGGGGCATGTCCGGTTCTATAATTGTAAAGGCCCTCGCGGATACCCAAAATATGTCCTGTCGGGTCAGTTTGCCTAAATTCCATTGTTGGGAACTTGTGATCGTATTTGTTACGGTTAAAAATATATTCTTCAATTATCGGACGAATCAAATTCTCGGCATCAAGAGTGACGGCAGAAGCCGGGATTAAATTGGCGAGCATTATATTCAAGCCTGAGTCAAGCCATCTGTAATAATCAATGTATTTTTCAACTTTTGGTGTGTTGGAAACATTTTCAAAGAAAAGTTGTCTCAGTTTGCTTAGGCTTTTGTACTCAGTTCTAAATTCGTTTACGGGATCACCAACCATAGAACCAAAATCAGCGACAGTGCTGAAGAATTTGAGCATTTCTTCGCTGACGGTCTGATACATACTCTTTTCAAAGGTCATCAAATAACTTGTGGGTCGAGTGCTTCTTGTGAAAGTCACATCGTCAGAATCTCTAATAGTGACCATATCATGAGAATTTATAAATTCAGGTAATTGAGTTCTAGCATTGTAGATACTCTTCTTGGCAAAGGTTCTTGTGGAGCTTGTGAGGAAATTTTCGCCTCGGGCTGAGTGTTGTCGGTTTAAAACATCGCTGAGAGTTCCAAATCTGTTGTCGGTTGCGCTTCCGCTTGACAGATCGATTACATCAAATTGGCCTGATGTGTTAGAACTTGACAAATTGGTAAAGTTCCAGTTTAAAGCAAGGGTTTCTATTTTTGGTACGCGAACGTGACTACCGCTGGATTGAAACAAATAAGTGTTTTGATAAGGATTTCCAATACCAAAGTTCTCAAAATCAAAATTGTGTCGCTTTACATCATCAAATGTAAGGGCGGTAAGCCAAAACCTACAATCTGTTATATAAGCGTTCGAGCGTGTTACTAGAGAACCTGTTACGTCATCTCTCAAAGCTCCAACGAAAACACGCTTTGGAGTGGTCATAACGGTCTGTCCATAAGCCTTTGAAATACTTGAACTTACAGCAAAACTATTTCTTACATCGTCCAGAACTGAGTTTACACCGTAAAGTGTCACGTCGTAGTTTAAGCTTCCACTTGAGCCACTGACTAGATCAAACTGGCCATCCTTTGATGGCTTGACTGTAACAGCCAAATTCCATTTGGTGTTGTCAAAAATATCTTCAAAATATGATGAAGTTATTGTTGGTAAATAACTTGTGCCATCAGTTGGTTCAAGTTTAAAATAGCCTCGTTTATCAAAGTCGTTGTCTCTTACGATTTTTACGACGAAGCCTGTTCTGTCATTCGCTGGGACTGTCAGATCGTTTTCTGCCGCATTTATATCAACAGAGCGAATACCAAAGATAGAGGCTTCTTTGTCGGTAACAAAGTCTTGAATTCTATAACTCTTGGTTCTGTCTGCCGAACGCATCATTGAATTGTACTCGCCTTCAGTTCCAATAACTGGAAAGATGGCTTGCGATTCAATGGTGAAACCAAAACCACTTGCTTCAAGTCCAGTTGTGGTGGCACTTGCTGTTATATAAGAAGTGGTGTTAGAATCTGTTTGATATTGGTAAACCGTTGCACCAGCAGAAGCTGTCAGTGTAAGGTCAACATAATTTTTATTTTCAACGATTGCTTTGTAGTTGTCTCGGAACTCATAAACCGCATCAGTAGCGTAGTGACGAATTTTGTAGATTTCGTCGTCTACGCCAAAGCATCTGAGCATGTTGCGGAATGCTTTCTCAGTTCCCTTTGACTTGTTGATGTAAACCAAGTTGTTGTAAAGGTTTCTATAGATCGTATTTTTGATGTCATAAAGCTTTTCTTGAAACAATTTGGTGTCGCTTCTGTTGCGAAAGAACTCAAAGAAAGATGCATCCGAGAATAGATCTGGAATGTAAGGGAATCCCATACCCTGTAACATTCGGTTATTAAAGAAGAAAGGCTTGTCAAAGTTGCTCAGTGAGCCGCTTGAATAACTAATCTCTTTAAGTTTTGTTAGATTTTCAATTTGGTTTGATACTGTATCGAAATAATTTGAGATTATCTGCGTTAGGTTTTTAAGAGGCGGCTCAGTTTTTTCATTGTCTGTTTCTGTAATCCAGCCAGGAATACTGTTATAGACTGAATTGGGATTTTGATAATCATGTTCTTTGCCAATGTTTGTTTTCTTGCCGATTAAATCTTGAACCTCTGGGTGAAAGCTGTAAAGAATTGGATCTTCAAATTCACTTGAAGCTTTACCAGACAAAATAATAGCAGAACCAGTAGAACGAGAAGAGGTACTCGAATAGCCCTCCCACAATCCATTTGAAATTCTACCAGAGTAATCTAAAACTGTAGCATCAACAGAAGCTGTTAGCGTGATTCCCTCATTGAATTTAAAATAGATACCTAAATCTGTGTTTGCGTCATCAGTGTTTGTTCCTCCGCCGACAGGTTCAATATACTGTCTACCAATTTGCTGGGCGTTTCGGTTGGTCTTCCAAAACCTCACCTCATCAAGAGAACCAGAAAACTTTGACCAGCCTCGCAAGCCGTAATCATTTGAGGCTATTGTATAAGGGGCAGCTAAAGCGCCAACAGTTGCCACGGTTGTGCCGCTAACATATCCTATTGTGTCTCCGCTTTCTGTATAGCGGTCGTTGTGTTTACCATCAACAAATAAATCAAGCACAGTATCGCTGCCGCTAGTTTTGGCCGTTACGGCATAATGATGCCACTCGCCATCTGCTATGGAAGCAGTTGTAAGCGTTGAGGCTCCTAAATACTTATTGAGAATGGTAGAACCAGAACCATATCCAACAAAAAATGCCTGATCTGAACTATTACCGATAGTACCAGTTGTAACCAAAGCCACGGCAAATCTACCAAAACTGTCGTCGCCTTCCGTGGTCCCAGTGACGTGAGCATCAAAAATGAACTCAAAATATTCTTGATTAGGAGCAGCATAGGCATCTTTCTTAAGCCAAAATTCTACTGTATTGCCATCGGTTCCGCCGATTTTTAAGTTACTTTCGCGATTCTTGCTTGTATCATAGACGTTGGCGTAACCGTCGCTGAAATCTCCAGAAGAGTCGTTAATGTCCTTATTTTTCTTCCTCTTGCTAGTGTTTGGTCCACCTTTGGTCAGGATATATTCGTTGTCGCCTGAAGACGGGTAGAAATATGTGCCTTCTGCTCCGGTTGAGGCAGGTGCGATTACGAAGTTTGCAAAACCGTTTGTTCGTGGATATTCTTTGTCGAAAACATAAAGGTCAATGCCAGACGAACTTAATTCCCATTGGATCTTCTCTTTCAAAGAGCCGTCGTAAGGGTACGTTCTGTAGATTCTCTCGATGGCATCGGTGTAGTATTTCTCAGCAGAACCGAATTTGGCGAAGTTTTTTGGTTTGGAATAATCGGTATGAGTGCGAAGCTTGTCCCTTAACTTATAGTAAGTTTCAAGATACTCAGAAGATTCAATCTCGTCAGCAAGTTTATTAAGAGAACCGCTTGACATTGTTGAAGAATCTAAATTATTAAATAATTCTTTTAAGCTCATACTATCCTAAATCTAAAGTTTTCAGGCTGTTCCACATAGCTTCCATTGATCAAATATGTAAATTTGATTTGATAAGTGAAGCCAGCCTCAAGCATACCCATGTCAAAGTCAAAGTAACTTCCGCTTACATCATACGATAATCTTGTGTGGTTCGTCGAACCTGTGCCATAATCGGCAACAATCCAATTATCATTGGCACGGACGATTTTGTAATATACATTGTCAATTATAGAGGTGTCAATATTTTGAGACGCCACTGTATAATTGTTGGGACTCCAATCTTTCTTACGAGCGAACAGTCTGAACCTAGCATTTTCGTTTATAGAGTAGTTCGGTCTCAAGTTCGTAATCTTGGAAATATATCGTTGATCGAAGTTATAATCTTCGCTGTCAAATGTATTTACGTCAACGGCAGTTCCTGTGTGATATTCAGTACTTGTGCTTCCGCTGTGCCATACATCAAAAATGGTTGTAATGGCCGAGGAAGTATAAGCGAATGAACAGGAATAAATACCTGTTTCCACATGAGAAGCAGTCGTGTTTATGTCTAAAGTTGTTACCGTGCCTCCGCCTACTGAAAGTCCAATTTTGGAACCAGTTGGAGCAGTGTTAGCCAATGTGCCCGAATAAACGCTGACGAGTAAGCCGCCTGTTCCGACTCCCGGTATATCTTTCAGTTGGCCCCTTGAAATATTATATAAGTAAAGCTTCATCAGATTGTCAGAAGCTGGAATAAGGGAAGAGCTTAGGTAGAAGCTGCCTCTATTATCTTTTTTGCTGCTGTCCCATCGGGCCTCAATCACTGGTCTCTTAAAATAATATTGTGAACCTCTCGCGAAGAACTTTTTGGTATAATAAGAGGAGGAAGCGTCTTCGTTACTGCTTGTTAGAAATACGCCTACGCCATAATTTGTTCTCTGGCCCATATCTACAGCCGTCAAACTATTGGCGCTTGAACTAATCCATTGCTCGACGAGAGGCGAGATGTCAACCTCAAGATTTTCAAAACCAGTGTCAAAAGATTGGGAGAAAGAGGAAGACAAGTCATCCCAATAATCTCCGCCGCCAGCGGTCCACAGGATTCCGTCGCTGGCTGAGAGCCAGTTTGAAGCGTCAATGTCAGAATATTCTTCCATATCGAGGCCGTTGCCCTCGTCCCAAGAACGAGAAACTGCTGATGCGACAAGTGTAAAGTTTTTTGGCGTTGTTTGGACGTGTTCCGCATCGTACAGTCTCAAATAAAAGGATACGCTGCCAGAAGCAGGTATAGTTCCAGCCGTTCTGTCTGTGGAAATTGTGTCTGTATTAAATTGGACCAAGAGTCTTGAAAACTCAGAGGAAGAAGTATTTGCTTGGGCGTAGATAGAAAAGATTTCCATCACATCAGATTGACCCATGTTACCACTGACGCCTCTTGTATCCAAGTTTGCCTTAAAAGCATTCGTAATGGTGTTATCTTTTGTCGCGTAATACTTTTTAATGGCCATTATTTAATAGTCCCCAAGATGTTCTTATTTGGATATTTTAGCTCAAAAATTATGTCACTTGTGGGTGCGATTACAGTGCCGTCAGCACTCAAAAACTCATCGATTGTCATCGAAGGGTCAGCATAATCACTCCCCGTCTGGATAAATAGTTCTACATCCATAACATCGAGAACCGTTCCGACGTTTTTAAGAACCCCAAAGATATCAGTAATTAAGATAGGTTCTCCCAATTCAAAGAATCTGTTGTCAAAAAAGTTTTGGATTGCTCGGTTTGCATCATCGAGGACCAAATATTTGTTTACGTCGGGCATACCCTTGGCAACATATTTAACGCCGAAGTTTACTATTTTTGCATCTAAAATATCAATTGTATCATTGATCATCTTATATTGATTTAACCAAGTTTTTAAATTTTGCTTGATTGTATTGTTAGTTTTTACAAGTTTGCTGTCGCTATCTTCAGAAATGACATATAAATTCATGTTTCTTTGATTGTAGGAGTTTGGGTCTTCCATAATGGCCGCTCGCTTAATTGCGCCGAACTTCGAAGGCATGTTATAAACGATGCTTATATAGTCTTGCTTGGTCACTGCCCGGTTTTGAGTGGCAAAATTTGCTCGGGCGCGGATTCTAACTTCGTCGGAGGTCGGCAATGAGATATCGCCAACAATTGCCTCTTCGTTGTTTACCTCAAGAGAAGAGCGAACTTCATTAATTTGTGCCTGAGACAGAGATTCTGGAGAATTAAACCTCAGAAGAGCGTTTTGGACTGTTGTGATCGTGTTGGCTGATGTATTGACGTTATCTGTTGTGTTCAAGCGAAACGTAACCAGCAGTGTAGTATTTGATGGTGCCACTCCCAGCTTGTCTGTTTTATTTAGTACGCTTGGGTCAAATGATTCGTCGATAATGTGTTCTTTGCCGAAGACATTCAAGATTACATTCGAGGGGTCAAGATATTTTGTTTCTGTTTCTTCTGAACCTCCGCCAAACTGTATATAAGTATGGAGAGCATCCTTTTCAACGGAGAAGCGTCTACTAACAGCTATTGGTTTTAGAATGTTTTTAACAGTATTTCTATCATCGTTGTTGTTAACTACTGGTAAGTAAATAACATTTTGAGTAAGGTGATCCACTTCATAGTAGCGATTACCATTGCTGTCCTCGATAGAAAGAATCTCTGCGATGTCGCCAGTTTCTAATTCAAACTTGGGGAATTTAGTGTATTCGCCAACATCGATGGTTTCAATGCCAATCTCGCCAGAAACGACTTGAGCGTTGGCCTTAATCGCATATTTTGTTGGTGCGCCAGTTTCAGAATCAACTTGGGCAACCACTTTTGCAAGATTAGAATCAGCAAAGTTGATGTCCTCAATTAAAGTAAAGGAAGTGTTGTTGGTAGAAGAAAAGGTGCTGCCTCTTTTGACGATTGGCATATAATTTGTATCAGGTGCTACGGTATTGCTTTCTGTTGGGACCAAAATATAAAGCGTGACGGTGCCATAGGAAGATGGATTTGTTTGTAGTTTGTAGCCCAGCGTTCTGGCTAATTTTACGACGTTGTTGTATTCGATGGCAGTTGACATAAAGGATTCATTCGCCTGATAATCGAGATAAAAGGAAAGAATATCGCCAACATAGGCTACAGTATCAATCATCAACGCTCCGAATGACGGCTGCGAGAAGTCCTTAACATGATCAGGATAATATCTTTTTGCGTAACTGATCAGGTCGTCACGGATTGAATTAAAGTCTCTACTTGTGTAGTTTATTGACGGTTTTTTTGAATTAGTTGACATTTTTTTATAACCCTGTAGTGATGTCTTCTATGAACAAACTATCATATATGTTCAAATTAGTGATTGCATAACTTATTTCAATCGCCAAGATGTTTGAATCCATAGAAGAATTGGCACTGCTTTCTCGTTCCGAATTTAAGAACTTCACGTCCATTATATTAACAATTGGTAAATAACGCTCCACCTGTTCATTCAGTTTTGCCTGAAAGGAACGAAACAGGTTTTTAGAATAATTCTCAAATAAATATCGTCTCACGCCGACCCCAAATAAAGGATTCATTATGCGCTCGCCGGGGGATGTAAGTACAATCATTTTCAAACTTTGCTTCGTGTTTTCTCGCAAATTTTGAGTTAAAGCATAGAATCCGTCTTTCGGGGAAGCGTGTAATGGTACCTTTGGTGTAAATCCTGGCATACTATAATTATTTCATTTCTCTTTTATTCACAATCTTTTTACTAAATACTCAAAAGTCAAAACGGTTTTAAAATTTTCGCCAAGAAACCTACGGGTGTTATCGGACCTGGGTAAAACCAAGGAGTTCTCCAAGTGGGATCAGCAAAGTTAGCCAGCGCTTGTATGAGAATTGGCAACGATGCGGCAAGGAGAGGGGGCCAATCAATCCCTCCGTCGTCAATGTCACTGGAAAATGGAGAATCAGCCGTTGCATCAGAATCTGTTTGTGAACTATCTGAGGACGAACTTGCCACGCCAATTTGACTCAAGATTGTATTGATCGTTGGGTCAAAGATTGTCGTTAGTTTTTTTCCATAAGCTCCAATGAGGGCTTCTTTCATGTTCACCAAAACCAAATCATTAAACATAGCGGGATCTAAGGCACCTTTTAACAGATTTTTGTAAAGGAGACTCATTAATGGATTGCTGGCGAGGTCTTTGACCATATCGCCGTTATGGTAATCTATCATTTTTTTGTACAAAACCTTAAAATCTTCCAAAGGGTTGAATTTATAATCATCTAAGAAATTCTTCTCAAAAGAAATAAGCGGAATTACAATTTTCAATCTGTTTACAGTTTTGCCTTCGGTCTCGCCATATATAAAAACCTTTTCGTTGAAAAGAGTTCTTACTTGTTCAAAAAATTGTTCAGTCGACAACGAGGGGCCTACATTGTGACGGAACACATCGTTTGATATAACGTTAAATAGGTTTTGAGCAATTGGGTCCGAAGAGTCAAGAACAAGGCACAGGCGTTGGCCAACAGCAGCTTTCTCAAGAAATGTCGCTACATCATTGTTTATCAGAAGCGTGTTGGCCTCGACGACTTTTGGGTCTGCTGGTGCTCTATCAAAGGGATCATAATAATATCTCTTAAAATCTTTCAAAGAGATCTTTCCTTGAGTTCTTAAATAGTTGTCTTTGTAGTCTTGATATATATCATTGGGGTTCAAAGTAAAATCATTTGAGCCTTGATCGGCATTTGACAATTGAGCTTCGGGGGGCAAAGGAAGCGGCGCTTTTAAAATTTTCTTCCAATCTGTTTTGTCAAGGTCATCTTGATTGGGTTCGGCTCTCCATGTTGAAGTAAGAAAATTCATGGGCCGAGCAGAAAATTCTTCTTCTTTGGTTTTTGTTTTATTGTTTTCTTCGTAAACCACAGTTTCGAATTGTTTTGCTTCGCCAAACGTTTGTCTTATGTCAACATAATTTTGTATAATGAAACCATTATAGAGCTTGCCATCTTTTTCAGTGTCGATCCTATAAACAGGACTGTCGGTGTAATTGTAAGTTCCATCTTCGGCAGATTGATATACGTGAAGCGGTCGGATCTTGCCTTGAGAATAAATCGGCAAAGGGGTCGATACACCAAACAAATCCTTAATTGAATCAAATGTCGTTAGAAATTTTTCTGACTTACTGGTCGATAAGCCAAGTGACATTCGTTTTTGCATTTTCTTCATTATGGTTCCGTAGTACCTATCAACATAATATGTAATAATATCACTGGTCGGTGGCTCATTAACGGGCTTTTGGCCATCAAGAAGCTGTTGGTACTTATAAATCTTCTGGAGGTCTCTCTCATAGTTCACAGAGAGGTTATTTGTTTTTACAAGGGCGTTGTTAAAGGCGTTCTGAACACTAGACATAATGATCAACTTGTTTTCTTCTTTATTTAACGAAAAAAGTTGTTTTTGCTCAAGGCCCACAACCAAAGAAAAGTAAAAATTCAACATTTGTTGAACGATTACGGTATTAAAAAGTGTCTGGTATAAGGACGACAGCTTTGCGATCTGAAACGAATCTGGTGAGGAGCCAAATTCGATATAGCACTGGATGTTTTTTCGAATGACCTTGAAATCTTCAAAGATTTCAGGTGCAGAAATAAGGCCGCCGTCTGTGTAGAATTTTTTTGAATCCTCGCCCTCCGAAAAAATAGTTTTGGCGGCGTTGTCTTTAAAGGGAATCATAGAAAACACCTCGTCATCAAACGCAATAAGTCCGTCAACGAGTCTGGAGACTACGCCGGAAAAGACATTTTGAAAAATGCTTCTTACAAAAACACTTGAGGCTCCAACATCCCCCAGCGTACCGTCCAGAAAAAAGTTGACACGGGCTTCTAAAGAAGCTGCGAAATCTGGAGAGACCATATCTTTTTGATCTGTCAAAATCCCATAAAGCTTTAACAAAATGTTGTCTTTTGCCGTTCTTTCATCGTCGGTGGCGCTTTCATTCAGTGTCAAATAGAAAGAGTCTAATGTGTCAGACTCGCTTGCTTGTGCTTTTGGGTCGTACTTGTCAGCATTGAAAAGCAAGTCGTGAACTGTTTTTTCAGTATCCACATACTCGGCAATCTTTTTGTGTTCAATGATTATTTTCAAATCGCCTTCAGCATATTTGGAAGCAGTATCGACCATTAAAGTAGAAATTGATTTTTTTTCAAAATCTAATGGTATGCCTTCCCAGATATTTAATTTCCAATCCTTAATGGCAGCACCCTTGTTAAGAAAAATATAGTAATATATTTCATCATTTATACCAAATTTAAGTCTATAGTATTTTAGATTGTCCTCGTTGGCATCTTGTGTTATTGTGAAGCCAGAACTATTGAATAAAAGCTTTTTGTTTATTACATCCGTTAAGAGGTCTTCAATGACGGTGGGTTTTTCGTCGTTGGAGAGGGCATCCTTGTCACCGTTCAAGAACTTACCAAATTTAGAATCACTTATGTCTCCTCCCTTATCGGTAAGATTTAATCCCATTTTTGCGAGCGGATTGTCAAAACTTTGGTTTAAGATTGTTGGTTTAAACTTGCCGATGTCACTATTGAATTTTCTGTTTGTGTTTTTTAAATAGCTAGTCATCAATTTATCCTGAGCTTCCAAAGAAGTCTCTGAATAGTGGTCGTCAAATACAACGGGGCCTCTATAACCTTGTTTACAATATAGTTGAGGGCCAAGATTCTTAATTTTGTTTTCGTCGAACATTGAAAGCAAGTCTAGAAGCTTTTTGGCGGCGGCATCAGATTCACCTTTGGCTTGATCTTTTGCTGACTGATCGTCTAAAAATCTTCTAAGGTTATCAATATAGTTTGCGTTGGGATCTTCGCAGACGTCCAAATATTCAAGCATTGCTTCTTTCATCTCTTTCAATTTAAGTTCAAGCAGATCTTGATCGATAAGCTGGCTCAATTTCACTAAAAGTTCAATGACTATATTATCAGTGGAGGGTAGGCCGCAGCGTTCCAAAATGCCTCGGACAATTTCGAAATCTGGATCGTTCGTGTTTGATGGATTTTTAAATAGCTTGGCCTGGGTGAAGAAATTAACTTCGCTTGCAAAAGCAGTGAAAAAGCATTTTATTTCTGCCGCACTTGCGTTTGGGAACAAGCTTGCTCCAATTGCTGACATAGCATCTTGAGGGCTATTAAAATTATTTCCCGTGGAATCGATGACGTTTTGAAGCGGATCGTTAGAACCAATGAGAGCGGCAGCAGCGCCGTCAAGCCTATCGAGGGCATCAGGATTACCATTCATTTGTTTATCAGTCCCGCTTTTGGCCGCGTCTGCCATGCCTTTTAAAATTGCCAGCATGGCTTGTTCTTTCGCTTGGCCTATAAGCACACTTATAAAAGCATTATGACTAAGAGGCGGAGTAGTGGCAGAATACCAGCCAAAACTTGGAATTTTGTTGACTTTGCTAAGACTTTTTTGTTGACTTCTGTAAACCTTGAGATCATCGTTTGAGTAGGGTTTCCCAGGTTTAAATGAATCTCGTAGCTTTTTGTTATTTTTGCTTACTAAGGTGAAAAGATGGTCAAAGTCAAGTTTTGTCTTTTTGGATTCTTGATCGACCTTCGGCAGCGTTTTTATCCACTTGGTTTTCGCTTTCTCCTGTATATCTCTCAACTTTTCCCACTCGTCCCATGCTTTCTCGTGCGCCAGACTTGCGTCTTTGTACGCTTGGTTAGAAAAGTCTGGTTCGCCATCGCCTTTATCAGTTTTTTGAAGCAGTTTGATTGCTTTTGCTTGGAGCTTGGCTGCGTGCCCGGAGGCTTTATTCATCGCTTTGGTTGCTTTATCGTATTCCAATTCTTCTGGTGATTTTGGTTTCTTGGGTTCTTCTTCTTTCTTTTCCTCAACAGGTGCCGCAAGCGGAAGAGTTTTTAAGGCGAAATTCACCACACTTCTTCTTATCGCAAGCGTGATGAAGTCTTCAGGGGCGAAATCTGGGCGTTTGCTGATTTCAACGAGTCCTTCGTTGTTTAATTCAGGACTGTTCCTATATTGCGGATTATTGTTTACAATGGTAGAAAAGACTTTTGCCTTTTGTTCCTCGGGAATCATTGTGATATAAGGAAAATCTTCAGGGATATATTTCGCGATGGTTGGCAATGGTGTTGCCTCATCAATAAAGTTGAATGTTTCAGGATCGTCTAATTTTGCCGCATTGTAAAAAAAACTAAAAGGAGCGTACATGGCCATTTGAAGCGGATCATAAAACGGTGTATTTTTCACGCTTATTAAGACACAATCAATAATTTCACTAACTTCGAGCGACTCTATATATGCTTGAAAAATAATCTTTTTTACTTGATCTTCGGGGACAATACTTGCCAGATCCTGTTTGGCAAAACTTGAAACTCCGGCAACGTCAACCCTATTATAAAACTGATTATATGATGATGCTATAGTTTTTCCACCAGAGTGCTTAAGAGATTTGAGCGAACTTTTTAACGAAGGGTCACCAGCAAATTTGGTTTTGGATTTTTGCTTCTTATGAGCGGTAGCGATTTCCTCTTGAGTTGGCGGCGGCGAACCCAATGAAAATGGGGAGGATTCATCTTCTTCTTCCTCTTCCTCCGCATTGCCCCCAATAAAGCAATTTATATAATTCAAAACGCAAATAGCGTTGTTCAGTGTGATGTTTGTATTCAAGAGCGTTTTTAGCTCTCCACTCTTCAGGGTTATATTGTTGCCGTCAACTAGGGCTAAAAATTCCAAATCAGCAAATAGCTCATCTTCATCACCTTTGAAAACAAAAGTAACGGTTGAATGCGACCCCAAACCATTGTCTTTCACAATTTTCTTAAATATATCTTTAAGGGTTTTAGAATTTTCAAGCAAGAGTTCTGGAACGTCCAAGGGAAGAAGGCCCTTATTTTTCTTAGACTTTTTGACTTGTTTAATATACTTTTTAACTGAATCAAGACCTTTTTGAAAGTTTTTGACCGAGAAGCTCTTTCTGACGCCAGTGGGAACCTTTGGAGGCTCAGTGAATCCTGTAATGTCCGCCAGAGATAGAGCAGTGCTTGCGCCGAAGACATCAAAAAACACTCTTATGAACAATGTAGCTGATTTATTGTCTGGGTTTGGTTTGAGTTTAAATCCAGGTTGAAGAAATAAGAAATAATTATCTTTTATACCTAAATCTTTGTGCTCGATTAGATGCGCCTTAACATCGTAAGGGAGGTGGGAAAATCCCGTCTCTAGGTCTTCTTCAAAAAGACCGTGTGAAACAAAGCTCACTATGGTGTCTGTTACAAGTTTTGCTCTAAGTTTTTGATATTTTAATGAGGTGATTAACTTATCATAATTTATTGGGAAGTCCGCCGATTCAACTTTAAAGTTACTGCTTAAGATGAGTTCTTTTTTCTTTAGATCAGTTTGTAAGGCAAAAACCTTGGAAAAGAAACCATTTTTATATTGGGTAGTTTTTTCCCACCAGTTTGTGACGCCGTGATTTATATCAAAAAAGCCGTCAGGGGGTTCAGGAATTTCGTAAGCTGCGTATTGGTCTTTTAGAAATTCGTGGCTTGGCATAGCCGTCGAGTCCAAGAATGGCTTGTACTTAAAGTTGATATTTTCAACAAAACTGTCGATATATTCAGGAAGCAAAAGGTTATCTACCTGATGTCCGAGGATTGAAGTTGTTTTGTCCTTGGCCTTCAGATAAATCGGATTATTGAAGGTTTGGGCCAAAAGTGAATCTGGTTTCAATGGTGTTTCATTGACCACAGCCTCAGTATAGATCTTAACCGCTTTGTGATAAAGGCTTCTGGCGCCCACTTTCACTAAAGACTTGTTATACTTTTCAAAAAAGTCGTTTTCGCTCATTAGTTTACCTTGTTTAAACTGCTAAGGATGCAAGCACCATGTTCTGAGGGTTCTAAATATAAATTTTTCCATTTTAACAGATCCTTGTTGCGTTGTTCACAGTCCTTAAAAGTGTTATTAGTGATTATTTCAGACGTTTGTGTGCCTACCTTTATCAACCTTTCATTCTGAAGAATATTCATCATTTCAGGATAGCCAAGAACAGGAGAAAGTAGATCCCCGTGATTGTGTTCCATTACTTCCATATTAAATAAATTTTGTTGCTTTACGAAAGTGTGAAGAGCATCTGACACCCATTCTACTTGTTTGGCGAGCGACTTGAGCGCTTCGTAAAGGTTATTTCCCTTTACCATTTGCTGAAGATCTGAATCATCATTGCCTGCGATTATCTCAACGCCGCCGTTGCTCAGTTCAGAAGTGGCGCCAGTAGATATTGAGGCTTTACGACCAGTAATCAATTTAATACTCTTTGTCCCGTCAAGTGTTAGGTAGTCAGTGCCAATATAAATGTTGGCTTGGTCGCCTGGGTCTGATATACTTCCTTCGGCAATTTCAGCGGAAGCAAGATTCATGCTGGTTCCAAGGATTATCTGGGAGGCATCTGAATAGAAGTTATTGCCAACGTAAGGGATGTCTTCGCCGGTTTCGGGGTCTATGGCGGTGATGTTTTTTAGGGCAGCGCCGTGGCCAGCGGTGATAAAAATTTGGTCACTATTGGGTGCAGAACCACTGCTTAGAATTGCGATACTCGAATTAAGATATTTTCCAACAACTTTAGAGTTAGCGGGTCTGGTCACGTCGACAGTCGATTCTAGTTTTGGAGAACCTAAAACACCAGATGAAGCGGCGGCGTCTCCTGCTGATGTTCCTTCTAGTGTTGGCTTTGATCTGGTCTCAGATAATTTTTCTACCCCAAATGGACTTTTTGACATTACGAATAAATCTCCTCATTTAAGATGTTTTTGCCGCCGTTGATGAGGGCAAGATTGTATGTCCAGGCATAAAAAATAAAATTCATGCCGCTGATCCCGCCGGTAAGTTGGCCGAGGGATTGAATTGTTGACTTGTTACAATCGTGTGATTCTATTTCGTCGTCGAATGCTGCCAATCTATATTTGACTTTGGTGATCGACATAAGAAACTTGATTAATTTTTGCATTGATTGAAGTGCCGCCTTCGTACCTAACTTATGGCAATTATAAATATTATCGTCTTTGATTAATACACAATTTGGTTTAGCAATGTCAGACCTTTCGCTTGTAATTGGAAAATCTGTGCCTGGGCCGAAGCCAAAGGCTATGTTTATTGAGGCTAAACTTACTGGTGTATCGTATCTCAAGGCGCAAGCAGCGTCAATCAACTGAATAATTTGGCCGGTATGAGTTACAATAAAATGAGGAATTTTCTTGCCAAGGGCAATCATTGAGTGAATGGAGTTCTTAAAGTAATATTCGTCATCCAAGTTATTTCCAAGGGTTTGAACGGTTATGTGAGATACTTGATTGCGATTTCTGTAGACGCTTGCGGTATAGCGTTCCTTTCTGTGTAACAGGCCGAGACCTTTATTGTTTCTATCAAACCACCTTTTGTTGTCCTTTGGAAAACCTGACGCTCCGTCGAACCTAACAATCTTAAAGGGGCAGTTGATCTTTAGATCGGCAAACTTTATATTATTTACTCCTTTGTGGGAGTTGGCTAAAAATTGTAAGTCATCACCTGAAATGTTAGAATCACAAAATTGCCTGACCATTTTCTTCTGAGCATCAACGTGAATTGCGTAGTCGCTATAAGGCGGATAATTTGAATGGCATTCGTCGGGTGTTGATGGCGGCGCTTTTGGCTCTGGACCTTGAGGGTTTGGAGGTGGCTCTGGAATGGAATCAGAGAATTTCGATTTGCCGGGGTCGGCAATCATCTTTACCATCAGCCAATCTTGAAACGTTACAGCGTCTTCTGGATATACAATGGTGTCGACGCTGCTGTCCTTGTCCTCAGTTTTCTTCCCCTTCAATTCAGCGGCCTTAAAGGGCGTGGCTGTCATTTCTGCGAATGCTGCTGGAAAAATAAGGTCAATTCTATCTTTATTGTCAGTAAAATACCCTGTTATTTTTTTGTGGTCTTCGGCAGAAAGCTGGTTTACCCCTGAAGGTTTTATTTCCAATTGAGAAACATTAACGATATGATGGTAAAGATCCCTAATAAAAAATTGCATTGCGACTGTTGGCTCTATTAAGTGAGAATGGTTCAAGTCTTTATAAGAATCAGACAGAACTTTGGCCTCAGTTAATGCAGCTTTGGATTCATTAAAGCGATCTCTGCTTATTCTAAACATTCCAAAATTATCTTTTACTGATTTGACAGAAATTGCGGTGTTGCCGCCGACAGATAAGCCTGCGGGAACTTGACCCGAGACTTGGTACATTAAGCCCCAAATAAGAGGTGTCCAAAAATTAGTAGCATGAGCAGCGCCATAAAAGGATAGGCCAGGAGTCTTAGCGAATTCGTCAACTTGATAATGCAAGTCATAAGCAAGATTTCCCTCCGACCAATACTTTTTGATTCTCTCCATATTTAACATCTCTATACCATACAAATATTTAATATAAAGCTCTCTGTACATGCCTTCATTGTTGTTCTTTTTTGGTACAGCTTCTTCGGTGATTGTGACGTTTCCAGCAACACTTGTATTGTTGTTAGAAATGGTTTTAAGACTCATAAGAAGCTTGCATTTAAACGCATCAGAGGCATCTTTACCTCCTTTGTCTGTCATAGAAGTTAACGACAAAGAGGATTTAGTGTTGTTAATATAAAGACCTCCCCCTTGTTTATCCATAATCTTTATAGTTATTTTATCGCCCACATGCAACGGTTTCTTAGATAACTCTTCGGTGCTCGCAAAGAACACTGGGAACATAGCTTCAATGACTTTTTTATCTTTATTGGAAGGGCTTAAAATACTTTTCGGGAGGCTTCGATCCGTGTGTATCTCGGGAATAAGAACTCGGCAAGCCTTTGGTTTAAACTTAGAAGTTGTCTTCACTGATTTCTCAAAGGCTAATTGTGGTCTACCAGTGGCCATCAATCTTGCTGTTTCTTCGTCGCTTAAAATTTGTAAGCAAATCCCGTTAAGTTCACGGTTTACCATGGTATGTTTGGGATTTAGACTTTTCTTGAACATTTTTTTGAATTGATCAAGAAAAGTATCAAAAGTTATGTCAGTTGTAACTTGGCGATGTTCTGCCACTATAGGGTTCAGGACGCCGGGGGCAATATTATTTATACTTAGTTTATTTTTATCCGTCACTATTTGCTTCGCCCTGAATTATATCGAACAAATCATTTTTGTCTTTGTCATCTAAACTAAGTGAGTTATCTTGTTTCTTGGAAAGAATCGAGGTCAACTTAACCAGTTGTTCGTTTGATCTTTGAAGCGTTTCAACATATTTTGAGGCTATAAACCCCAAATCTTTATGCGTTTCGGTGGTTCCGGCATTGTTTATTTCTAAAAGGAGGTCAGAAAGAAGAGCAGATGTAACGTCTCTGTCGTTTCGGATATTTTTAATAGCTTCTTTGATATAAGATTCTAATTTGCTTAGTTGTTGTCCCATTCTTTTTTAAACTCTCTATAGCGTTTTCTTATCTTGTTTAAGGAGCTTACGACCTGTTTTGTGTTGAGGCCCGTAATCTCCCTGATATATAGGTATATAGCTTTTTTATTAAAAATTTCTATGTTTTCGGAGTCTTCGAATAGGATTTGAATGGCTTGAATTGTTTTTTTCTCGTTCGCTCTCAGTGGCATCTCTAGCCAGTGGTCGACTTCTCGCTTCAAGTGACCAAGAAACTCGAATTTGTTTCTTTCTTCGATGTATGTATTATGCACCACAAGATTGGAATTTAAATCACTAACTTTGCTTTTGCTCGAAGTCGAGCTTATATAATAATCTTCTAGGTGGATTTCTCTTTTAGCCTTCTTGCTTGTCTTTTTTACCTGAGCAATAAACCAATTCTTTGAGACAACGCTGAAATAAGTGAAAGCTTTTGATCCTTTACTCGCATCAAACTTGCTCAGAACAGTTATGAGCCAATTCTTGCAGTCTTCTCGAAGAGAATCAATGTTTGGTAGATTGGTGAACTTATAGGTGAAGACTATCTTGTCTACCATCTCATCAAAAACTGGTCCTATAAATTCTTTATAAAGTTGATTTCTTACTTTAAGGTCGTCAGTGCTGCAATAGTCAATTATTGCTTGCTCATGGACCTTTGTAAAGTAGTGGTTTTTACGCTTCCTCGCCATCTAATTCCTCTATTTCTTCGCCTTCTTCGTCCAATCCTTCTTCGCTTGGTTCTTCTTCGATTTGAAGCACAAAATTCCTAAAATTATGACTTTCCTCTACAATATTCTTTGAGTGGGTTAAAAGATTTTTTAAAGTCTCATCGCCATAAAAGGTTTCTAAGCTGTAGATAACGCTTATGTGTTCCTCGTATTCTTCCAAGCGAACAACAAAATCCTCTAGCATCTCTTGAAAATTGATAAAACGGCTAATAAGTCGTATAATATACCAAATAAACAGGCAGTTTACCAAAACAGAAAACATTAATAAAAATTCAATCATCGCTTGTCATCAAGCTCCTTTCTTTCTTGCTTAAGTTCTTCTCTCGCATTCTCGATAAATTCTTTAGTTACGTCGCCAGTGCGACTCTTTACCGTGCGCTTCTTCGCAAGATTTGTAAACAATGTCGGAACTCTTCTAATGTCGCCACTTTCACATGAATCACACTTCTCGTGTTCTTCTGTCATTCCATGGGAAACTTTAAACTGATCTTCGCAGGTCAAACATTCATAGATATAAATTGGCACTCTACCCTTCTACGTTCTTGAACTGTTCAGTTGTCTCTTCATTGAATTTAACGAGTGGCGGGTTCATTACAATGAGACCATCGTCAGACAATTTAAACTTAAACTCCTTCAGTACTGGTACAATATCGCTTTGTTCCATAAGGCTTTTCTGTAGTGCCATCATCAGCGCACCAACAGATTGATCTGTTAATTTCATTTCTTTTTTAGACATTTTATATCTCCTCTATTCTTTTTGTTTTGTCGCATATAAGTAAATCATAGTGGGGTTTATCATTCATCAATAATTCGTGATGCTTTGCTCCCCATCTTTCAAGTTGTGTTCTAGTTGCCAAGGTCCAGTCAATTCCTGTTACGGCCCCTCTGGCAGTCCAATAAACAATATTGTTGCCAGCATCATAGAGTTTGTTCACTTTCTCTATGTTTTCTCTTATCGGTTCAGCGGTTTCGTAGTCAAGACCTTTGGCTATAGTACATATTGTACCATCAATGTCAACAAAAATTAATTTATTTTTCATTATTTACACGATTTATTCCAGAAATCTTACACATTTCGTTCCAATCTGAGTCATACATCATTTGAGCAAGCTGTTTCAGGTCAACTTTTGGCTTCCATCCTAAAATCTCTTGAGCCTTGGAACTGTCGCCTAAAAGATACGGAACTTCGTTGGGCCTAAAGAATCGTTCGTCGATTTCAACATGCTTTTCTATGCTTAATCCAGCAATATCAAAAACGTGTTCAAGGAAATCTTTGACGGAATGGACTTGGCCTGTGGCTATAACGTAATCGTCAGGTTTTTCTTGTTGTAACATCAACCACATGGCTTCTACATAGTCTCCAGCAAAGCCCCAATCCCTTTTTGCGTCCAAATTACCCAAATAAAGTTTATCTTGTAAACCTGCTTTAATTTTAACTGCGGCTTGGGTAATCTTTCTTGTGACGAAAGTTTCGCCTCTTCGTGGTGATTCGTGGTTAAACAAAATACCAGAAGAGGCATGAACTCCATAACCTTCACGATAATTTCTTGTGAGGTGATGAGCAAAAACTTTCGCGCAAGCGTAAGGAGAAACTGGTTTTAGGGCTGACTCTTCGTCAAATGGGTAATTCCAGTTGTCTCCAAACATCTCTGAGGAGGATGCCTGATAAAATTTACTTTTCGGAACAACTTCTTTGAGGGCGTTAAGAAGATGTAAGGTTCCCAAGGCGATTGAACTAACCGTTTCTTCAGTAGTTGAAAAGGAAACCTTTACATGGGATTGCGCTCCTAAATTGTAAATTTCATCAGGCTTGTGTTTTATTAAAAGTTGCCAAGTGCGGCTACAGTCGTTTAAATTGTAATATTCTACAATAAAGTTGGGGTCATTAAAGAGGTGATTGATTCGGTTTGTGGATATTTCTGAGCTTCTTCGTTTCAATCCGATAACGCGATAGCCTTTGGACAAGAGAAATTCAGCAAGATACGAGCCATCTTGACCCGTAACGCCTGTGATTAAGGCTGTTTTCATTTGACGCCTCTAACTTTTGGATAATTCTCTAGAAACCAATCGCAAGTTTCTCGCATGGCTTCCTTGAAATCGGTATAGTTTTCATTTTTCCAGCCCAATTCTACAAATTTAGAATTGTCAGAGGGCTTTCTGAATTGGCCGTTGCCGACTGTATCATCCCAAATTACTTCTATGTTGTGGTCTAATAACTCGCAAACCATATCAGCAATTGCCGCAATGGAATATTCGTTAGGATTGCCAACATTCATTGGGTGTTCTTCGTTAAGATTATTAAAAGCAAAAATAATAACTTTGGCCAGGTCATCTGAGAAAGTAAATTCTCGTAGAGATTTGCCATTGCCCCATAACTTGACAGGCTCATTCTTTCTTTTTGCCTCGAACACTTTTCTAATGACTGATGGGATGACGTGACTCTCTGTTAGGTGAAAGTTGTCGTGTTTGCCAAAGAGATTGTTAGGAATGATATTTACAAAATTACAGCCATATTGGTTTCTGTATGCTCGGGATTGGACATCGATCATTCGCTTGGAGTAGCCATAGCCCATATTGATCCAATGCGGTTCACCATTGTGGATAGTTTCCTCTTTTAAGGGGTATTCTGCCTTGTCGGGATATACACAGGTGCTTAACGTGGAAAGAAGCTTTTCAACACCAAACTTTTGCGAAATATCAATAATATTTGTGTTCATTAAAATGTTCTGCGTGAAGTGCGTTCCGAGTGCATCCATGTTTCCTTTCATCCCACTGACTTTGGCAGCTAAGTGAATAACATATTTTGGCTTATAATATTCGAAAATGCGCTCAACCTCAGAATATTTTGTGAGGTTGCAGTCTTTGGTGCTTAAATAGTGAGCGTCTGGCATGACTTTTTGTAGAGCGCGACCGACCATTCCTGTTCCGCCTGTAACCAGAACGTCTTCTTGACAGCTTAAAATATCCATTTAAATTTCCTCATCTGGATAAACTAGAAATTGTGGGCACGGTACAATGAGTTTGCCTCCAGCGTGAACAAAATCTTTTTCTCTCTTTGCAAACTCTTTTATGAAGTGCCAAGGAAGTATCAAGAGATAGTCAGGATTTGCTTCTCTCATCTCTGCTTCTGATTTAATTGGGATATCTGTTCCTGCTGTCTTTAGGTCAAACTTGTAGGGTGATTTCTCAGCAATGGCGTCAATATAAGTGTTATCAAGTCCGTACCATTGAAGCAAAGTATTTCCTTTTGTAGAGGCGCCATAACCCCAAATCTTCTTTCCTTTGAGTTTTTCTTGTTTGATAAAATTGACAGTGTGTTTTTTAAGTTCGCAGATCTCTTCGTAGAATCGCTCATATGTTTCTGGCTTATCAAGATTGAGAGATTTTTCATATTCCAATAGAGAGGCGACGCGGAAGTCTGCGACATCGCGTTCTTGTTTGCATCTGAAGTTTGATTTGTCGGATTCCTTTTTCATCGCAAAAATTCGGAAGCTGCCACCATTCACGTCGTTTAAGGTACAATCAACAATATCAAGTCCCGCTTGATCAAAAAGATATTTAAGGGAACTCAGGGAATAATAGCAGATGTGTTCATGACAAATGTTGTCGAAGGCAAGTTGTTTGAGCATTAAAGGAGTATAACTAAGCTGTAATACCCAAATGCCATCGTCATCTAAGATTTCTTTTACGTCGTTTGCGAAAGTCAGCGGATCGTCAAGATCGTAGAACATAGCAATCGTTGTGATAATCTTTGGCTTGTTATTGCCGTAAGCTGTCTTTTTGTACACATCTGCGCTAAAGAAATCTCTTACAGCGACGTCTGCTCTTTTAGCCGCTTCTTTGGTGAAGGACTCGTCGGCAGGGTCAATGCCAACTTTAATTAAATGTTCTGGAATAAACTCAAACATTGTACCATCGTTACAGGCAATATCTAAGAAAACGTCGCCCGGTTTGGTGGGGACTGATTCTAAGCAAACGTCAACAACGTCTTTTAGTTTTCTACGCATTGTGCTGTTTATACCAGAACGATACCAATATTTGCCATACATTTTATCTAGGGGGATCGGTTCGTCAAGTTGTAAAAGGCCAGATTCTTCACAAAGCATCATTTTTAAAGAGCCTTTGCCAAATCGCGCTTCTTCGTCTTCAGCGATGAAGTCCGACATATGAAGTTCGCCAAGGTCGAATACACATTTTGTTTCTTTTCCAGATAATCTACATTTTGACATGATTAATTGCCCCTCAATGAAAGTCTTTTCTTTAGTTCGCTTCCCATTACTATTCTTGGTTCGCTGTGGCCAAGAGCAAGCTCAATATTTCTGATGCCTTTGACAAGTTTGATCAAGCCGTGCGGCTCAACAGAAGCCATTTGGTCGCTTCCCCACATTGTTCGATCCAAAGTGATGTGTCTTTCTATCCACTCCACTCCCATTGGGACTGTAGCAAAAGTTGTAATAAGGCCAAATTCGTGGCCGCTGTAGCCGATTGCTGCGGAGTGGCCATACTTTTTCTTCAGATAGTGTATATAATTTAAATTTAGTTCGCCTACGTTTGAAGGATAACTGGAGTTTGTATGGAAAATAACGTCTGGCTTGCCAACGTCGACGGCTGCTTCAATTTCTTTTTCGACGCTCATTCCTGTAGAAATCAAAAGGGTGTCGCAGTTGTCTCGGGCATATTTTAATAGGTCATGTTTCGTAATCAGAGCCGAAGGAATCTTGCTAACGTCAGCATAGTTTTTCATAAAGTCCACAGAGGGTTCGTCCCATACCGAAGCAAACCATTTGATTCCGACCTTTTCGCAATAAAGGGCTATTTCATCGTATTCTTTTTTCTCAAACTCAATCTTGTGCTTGTAATCGATATATGTCATATCGCCCCAAGGGGTTGATCTCATTACGTTTTTTTGTTTTTCTGGCACACACAGTTCAGGTGTTCGCTTTTGAAACTTCACATAATCACAGCCTGCCACTTTGGCGACGTCAATGAGTTGTTTGGTGGTTTCTAAGGAACCGTTATGGTTTATGCCTATTTCAGCTATTATTTTTATCATAAAATTTATTTAAATCTTCTAACGTGTCGACATCAACGATGTTTCTTACCTTGTAAAAGATTGTTTTATCATTATACATATTATTATTAAGTTTGTTAAGTTCTCCAACCTTAAAAATGCTAACAAAGTGACTCAATTCAAAACATTTGGGGTAGTCTTGCCTTCTGTATAGGTCGTGCGGTGTCAATTGTTTGCCTTTAAGTCCGTCTTCTATCATACACAAAAATGGACTAATTTTTAAATCTTTTTTGCACAAAAGGGATCGCGAAGAATGTTTTCTAAACAACGAGATTGCTTCTTCAACCTCTTCCCAAGTTCTCTCTGGGTAAGTCAAATAGAGCATGGTTATCGTTTCTGTTTCGTGTAAACTAAACTTTTTAACGACGTCCTTCATCACATCTTTTATGGAAGTATCATCCTGAGCGAGAGATTCCTCTCTCGGAAGAACCTTTAGATCTTTGTCCTTGGCTT